CCTCGCCGACGATTTTCTCGTCGTTGAATGTCACGTCGGGGTTTTGCGGGTTCGCAATGAACGCCTCAAGCTTGTGGAGTGCTTCCCCCCTGGTCCTGGCGATGACAGTGTACTCCCCTTCCAATACTACCGCAGAGCGGACTATGAAGTACCGGTTGGGGAGATCTTCTTCCTGTACTTCCCGGTTGTGCAGCGCCCGGTCGACTTCAGCATCTTCGATTCGGGCAAAGTCCTTCTCTCGAAGCGCGCAGCGGTGGACCCGTTGCAGGGGGGAAGGGAGTCGTTCCTTGAAGTACGCCAGGAGTTTCCTCTTCTCTTCACCTTCCAGGAAGACGTGAGCGCCGTAGTTGCCCAAGCAGGCTTCTATGTCCTCCAGTTCCAGGTATCCCTGGATGACGTAGCGGGTGTAGTGGATGCGCCAGGTGTTGTCCTGGCCGCAGCTGAGCATGACCAACCAGTACCTCTGCCCGTGCTCGATGAGCAGGAAACCGAACTGCAGAGCCTTCTTCCGCAAGTCCTCGTAGTAGCCCCCGGCCATGCACCCGGCCGTGCATGTGTAGGGCACGTCCACTTCGTAGGCGGTGTTCCAGATGACGTCGAGGTCGACATGCCCTTCATAGCACTCCTCGCAGGGCTCGAATTCGAACTCGTAGGCGTTGTGGGCATAGTACTCTTTTACGTCCTCTTCGTCGACGCCGAAGTCGTCGATGAACGCTTGGACCACTGTGGCTTTGGCGTCGTCGTCCAGCTCTTCGTACTCCCCTGTCATGCCGAGGCGCCCGGCGTTCTCGGTGAAGAAGTCTCCCAGAGGCATGAGCATCTGCTCCTTGCAGTACCTGAACACGACCTGGAAGACCTCGTCTTCGTCCAACTCTTCGTACTTCCGATGGTTCTCGCCGTCGCAGAATGGGCAGGAGAGGTCGATGTCCTCCTGCCAGTTTTCCTGCTCCATGACCGCACCAAAATCCAGCGTGTTCAAAATTTCCTCCCTAAAGGAAGTGCCCCGGTCGATGACCCCCGGGGGTTGGGTCAAGCTGCTTTTCTTCACAGTACTTATAGCAAAATAAGGAAAGTTTTTGAGGCAGCCAGGCCATCAAAGGACCGAACTACTCGAGCTCGAACGGCCACGGTTCTCGGCTTGCCCATGGCCCGTCGGTGGGGGAGCAGGTGTCCGGGTCCATGTCCTGGAGGCGGTAGAAGTCCCACCTCTGGCGGCATTTGTCCACTTCCTTGATGCGCCGGAAGGTCTGTTTGGTGCCGGAGTAGAACTTCTCCCTTACTCCGTCCCCGTCCGTGTCCACCTTGGGGTAGTACCCATCCGCCGCCCACCGGTACAACCCGGACGGAAGAGGCTGGCCTGGGTTGTGGGGGTCCTCTAGCCGCAGTCCGTCCTCCCCCCCTACTTTGAGGATAAGGATGACGTGGTGGTCCATTTCCACGAGGTTGACTTTGTTGAGCCAGTCCCAATGTTGGTACAGGATGTTCAGCGGGCGCTGCTCCAGGCGCAGTTTCCCGTGCACTTCGAAATAGTCCCCGTACCCTGGAACGACGTGGCGACCTACCTTGGCATCATGCTTCGAAGTGGCGATTTTGCGCCCGCTGCGGCCGATGCGGAAGTTGTAGTCCTGGTTGACGCAGACAATGCCGCCCACCATCAGCCCCGCCCAGGGGGAGCAGGTCCCGCCGTGAACGGGCGCTTCCAGTTCATGGCCGGGGACTAGCCTCCCCACCTTGGGGACGACGAAGACCTGGTTGTTGTCAAACTGCTCCTTGTCGAACTGGTAGGGGTCGATCCACCCCCCGTACCGACATCCCTGCCCGCCGTCGCAGTTCTGCTGCTGCATGACAGCGGCGGAGATGCGCCGGTCGAAGTTGTTGGCCGGCAGCCCGAAGGGGAGGGCAGCGGCCTCCTCGAAGGTGTCGACGACCTCATTGGTGATGTGCGACTGTGCTGCGGCCAGGATGCCGTCCAGCGTCTGGATGGTTTCGCCGGCGTGGTCCCCCACCCCTACGTGCCCGTCGACTGCGAGCCCGTAGGCAGCCTGGAACGCCCGCACTGCGAAATCCGTCATGTTGAAGAATTTTCCGTCCTCGGGCCCTACAGGATAACCCGCCCTGTTGAGCTTTCCCTGTAACACCCGCACTTCCGCGTGAATCGTTCCGTGCTTAAGAATCATGTGTGGTCCCTCCTTTTGCGATTTCTTGACGGCCTGATTTAACCAGGTATCTTGGCCTCCTCCCCCACCTCACGGTGGGGGATTCCTGTCCACACACTACCAATGTAAACTGTAGATGTCAAGCAAGTTGGGCGTCTCCTCGGTGGCCTGAAGGCGGGGGGTGTCCGCTGCTGGCGGAGTCGTAACTAACATGGAAGTACTGCGGGCACACCCCCCGATTGCGATTTCTTGACGGCTTGATTTAACCGGGTATTATGGGGGGTGAGAAAGGCAACCCCGCTCGGCGGAGGCGCTACATGATACAGTTGGATTATTACGATGACGGCGGTGAGTTCTTGGCCCAGACTGTGGGTGAGGGAAGGGAACTTGCCAAGGTCGCCGCTCGTGGGATCTCTAAGGGGGTGCGGGTAGACAAGGCGGACCATAAGAAGTTCCCCGACCAGGAGTTCGCCCTGGTGCGGAAACAGAAAGGCAAGGTTGTGGGAAGGTACTACCCGATTTCGGACCAGGCCAACGCCTTGGTTTCCATGTTCTATTTCCTACACACGGGCAAGAAGCTCCCCGAAGAAGTCAGGGATGAGGTCAGCGCTCGACTCTTGACGGCGTTGAGGAAGTTCGGGCTCAAAGTGAAGGGCGGGGCCGACCTTTCCAAGACTGCCTCAGCGGAGTTTGACGAGGTACGAGAGCCAAAGGCTCGGCCTCAGCCGAAAAACTTCATCGTGGTGCGGGGGGCCAACGTCGGCTTTGACTCAAGAGACCAACTGGAGAAGCTAGCCGCTAGCTTGGCCGGCCAGATAGGCGCTTTGCGCCCCTGCGAGAGGCGGTCGGTGGCTTTGCAGCTGCTGATGCACGGAGTAGAGGCCCCCGACCCATTGAGCAAGTACGCTGCCGTAGATGAGAACACCAGTCGCCAGTTCCTGCTCGATCGGCGCCGTGCGTTCTTAGAGGCCCATCGGCCGGATGCGCTGAGCCTTTTTGACACCATCCTGGGAGAGCAGGACTTGGAGAAGCACGCCAGTATGTTGGACCAGTTGGACCAGGAGGTGTGCTTGAAGGGGCACCCGGACGCTTTCTTGACCACGTTCGGTCACCGGGAGGTGCCGCCCAAAGAGGAGGTCCCTGAAGACACCTTGGAGAAAGTGGCGGCGGTGATGGGCGCCACCGTGCGCAACGCCGTAGCCACGGGGAACATAGGAATCCTGAGCCGTGAGCACCGTAGGGTGCTCACAACTATCATGGAGGAGTAGACATGCCGAGCAACAACTTTGGAGCGTTCCTGTCGATGAGTTACCACGGCTGGTTCACTGAGCGCCTGAAGGACGTCCGAAGCTACATCGACCGGGCGTTCATGAACAGCGAGGGTGGCCTCCAGCGGAACACCATCCCCTTCTTCTGCCTGGGGGACGGGCCCGCCGGGGATGACCAGCACCCGATCATTGTGGACGCTGTGGCCTCGCACGAGATTTACATCGGAGCCTACCAGATCAACTATGGCCTGGGTTACTGGGCCCCGAAGGCCGGCTTCCGCCTTTACGCCTTGGAGGGCAACACGGGGAAGGACTACAACCTGGTCATCAACGTTGCTGCCGGCGCCGCCTTTGTTTTGGCGTGGGCCGCTGCCACCGAGACCTTGACCATTTCCATCCCGAACGACGAGTCCGGGACCTTGGCTGGGTTGCGCACCGCCTTGCTGGCGGACGCCACCTTGCGGGAGATGTTTGCCGTGAGCGGCACGGATGCGGTCACCTTGGTTGCCGCCGACGTCATGGCCTCCACTGCCATCACTGCCCCGGGCACCTGGGGAACCGGCGTGGCGGGAATGGCGATGCTCGCCGACCTGTACTTCTCCCGGTTGGAGCCGAACTGGGCCATGCTGCACATCCTGGCCGACCAGTTCAGCACGGCGCTGGACGCTTTCTTGCCCCTCACCCTTGTGGTTGAAGTGTGGAACGACGGCCAGCTCATGCAGTTCCACCACCTTGCCCAAGCCGAGGGCGCCGAGTAGAGACGACAGGTGAAGCTGACTGATCCCGCACTCCACCCAGTGTTCTTGGCGTTCCTTTTGGACGAAGGGGGTGCTGGGTGGGTTGAGTGGGGGGCAGCGAAGCTGAGGTCGTTTGTCGGCCCTTGCTCCCAGGGCAATTGGAACAAGATTCAAGGGGCAAAGACCGTTCGCTGTTCCCACGCCGCATTTGATGACTTTCGGGTCTTTTCTCACGTGGTGCAGGCACTCAACGGCAGGACCCCTAACTTCTTGCTGTTGGAGCCCCCGAGCATCCCTGAGTTGGTGGGTGGGGCGCAGATGGTGATGTTGCTCGCGTTGCACACGGATAAGCAGTTCGCCCCCGAAGTTTATCGGTACGCAGCGGCCGTGAGCGACCTGCATGGGGCGGGGACTTTACCGGAACCGTTGAAAAAGTCTTCGGAGTATGTAAAGGTACCAATAAGGGCCCCCGGTCTCCGCGAGGAAGCTGCGGAGTATGTGGGGAAGTTGAACCGGGTGTTGATCGCCCAGATGGAGGCGCACGGTGGGTGAAGGCAGAGTCAAATCGTTGCCGCAGAGGCGGCCGCCTTCCAAACTGGCCGCTTACGATCGGTCCCGGCTGACGTTGAGCAAGCCCCCGTCGCCTTTTTTGGATTACGCCAGTACAGTACTCCCCGACACCCTCCATGAGGTATGGCGGTGGTGCGCCTACTTCGCCATCTTCAACCCCCTACTCAATGCTGCCATTGTCCGCAAAGCATTGTACCCGGTTACCGATCTCACTTTGCGGGGCGGGCTTCGGGAGTCTGAAATAGACGACTGGGTGGAGCTCCTGACGGAGTTTTTGGATATTCAGGCGTTGCGGGTGCAGATCAACCTTGACCTCTATGTGTACGGGCACGCTGCAGTGTCGGTGATCGCCCCGTTCAACAAGTACTTCCTCTGCAAGAAGTGCGGGAAGCCTCACTTAGCCAAGATCGCCAAGTTCAAGGTGGACCCGTGGGACAAGTCCTTCCGGGTGCGTTGTGTGGTCTGCAAGAGCTACCAACGAGCAGTGGTCAGGGATTTCTACATCAAGGCGGGGAATCGCATCACCCTACGGCGGTGGGACCCCTTTGAGCTGTCGGTGAGGCGCGTCGGCTTCTCGTTGCAGCCTAAGTACCAGGTGGATTTCTCCAAAGAGTTTCGGAACCAGGTCAAGTTAGGGAAGCGGGAGGCCATTGCCGACACCCCGCAGGAGTTTGTTGAGGCCATCCTCCGTAATAAGAAGATGAACCTGTTCAATGACCAGGTGTTCATCTTTGAGGAAACAGCGCTGACTCCTTCCACCTACAAGAAGTCCGTGCAGACCAGGGAAGGGTGGCCCTGGCCGACGTTGGCCGGGACGTTGCCTGACTGCTTCCATATGAAGATTGTTTTGAAAGCGGAGGAGGCGCTGGTGATGACTCAGCTCATCCCTTTCCGGATGATCACCCCGGCCGCTTCCGGAGATGCTGGGCACAGTGTGAACCTGTCCGGCGCCGCAAAGATGTGGATGGACAAGATGCGCAGCCAGCTGGAGACTTGGGAGCAGGACCCGGCCTCGGTGGCCATTTCCCCCATCCCGTCGCAGCTGCTCCAGTTCGGGGACCCCAATCGCCTGCTCATGCCTGACCAGCAGGTCAGGTTGCTGATGGAGCGTATCCTCATTGGAGCGCGCACACCGGTCGAGTTCGTGTGGGGCGGCAAGTCGTGGTCGGGCGCTTCCCATTCTCTGCGGGCATTGGACACCGAGTTCATAGCGTTGATGCACTTGCACAAGCGGTTCATTCGGTTCGTGATGAAGAAGTGCGCCTCCATTCTGGGCTGGGGGCTGCCCAACGAGGTCTTCCTCCAACCCATCATGTCCGGGGACGAGGTCCAGAAGCTCTCCATCCTGAGCGGCATGGCGGCCCAGGGCGGCCTGGCGTACCGGGTGGTGCACGAGCGAATGGGCCTTGACAGTGAGGCCGTTTGGGAAGCACAACTCGAGGAGCAGAAGATGCGAGTGCGCAACCAGGCGGCGATTCAGCGGTTGCAGGAGGAATTGGGGCTCGGCCCTCCACCGGGGCAGCCTCAACCTGGGCAGCCTCAACCTGGCCAGGAAGCACCGCCGGGAGGAGCCCCTGGAGAGGGACAGCCTCAACCCGGCCAGGAGGCTCAACCGGGGGAATCCCCCTTAGCGCCTCCCCCCGACCAGTTGTCGGGAACGCACGGGGTGATGGGAACGCCGGAGATACTCGCTATGGTGCCTCCCGAAGGTGTGGACCCGGGGGCAGTACACAAGATCAGCATGGCGCTGAAGCATCAGTCCCCCTTGCAGCGGGCTATGGTGTTGCAGGACATCGCCAACAAGAACATTGATATGCACCGGGCGCTGATGGAGCAATTCAACCCCATGCAGCCGGTCATTGAAAGGCCCCTCCCTGAGCAGCTCCCGCCACGCAGAGCGGGGTACAGCTAAAAAAGGGGGAAAGGGGGACGGTCCCCAGAACCGTCCCCCTCCCTTTGCCGGAAGTCAGCCGAACAGTGGAATTTCACCTTCCGGGTCCAGAAACCCGTCGATTAGCTCCCACAGCTCCCAGCCCACCTCCAGCCCCAGTAGAACAGCGTTGAACATCGGATTACCTCATAGGTTGAGGTTGCCGATGTCTCTCAGTCCCACCAGTTTGCGTCGCCTGGTCGGGCTGTGAGGGCTCTCTTTTTCAGAACCCTTCCTCCTCCTCGTCCACGACAAGTATGCCCTCCCTTGCGGACGTGGCGGCACGGTACAGGTACCATGCCCTCTCGTGATCTTTCCACCAGGCTGGGGGCGGGAGCAGCACAACCCAGTCGGTGTCGTTCAGTGTGTAGACCGTCATGATGCGGCGGTCGCTCCCACGGGGGTAATTCAGGCCGGTGGGGGACCATACGGCATTGAGGTCCTTTTCCAGCACATCCATGGGTACCGTGTCCTTGGCAAAGTCCGACACGTAGTCACACTTGGCGAGTTCCTCAGCGGTCTTTTCCGGCGTGCCTCTCCGGAGATACCGTTCCCGAGTGAACTTCGTTTGGCAGGCTTCCAGGATGAGCCCGTAAGCTCGGTTGGGGCCATGCCGTGCTATGTCCGCCACGGTAGTGGCAAACACCCCAAAGTCATCTTTGGGGAAGCGATTGGGCGTTGCCCAATCAATCAACTCCATATCTGCCCAAGTTGGCACGACGACCGTAATCATTCGGGCATCCTCCTCGATGGCGTCCACCACTTGGATGATATCCTCATCTATCGGCAGCCACTGGTCCGGGTGGAACCCCAGCTCTCGTAGATTCCGCACGATCGTGAAAGGCAGAGAGACCTCGTTCTCTGCGGCGTTCATGAGCAGATTCGACATCGCCCCCGGCCTTGGGGATCGGAACGGGTCCCCAACGAGGTGGATGGCCGATTTGAAACTTGCACCGAAGAATGAGTTACTTACGGTTTCGGCGTTGACCAGGGTGACTTCGCAATCCGGGGGTACGATGTACTCCCAGGCCAACATGTAGGGGATGACTCCGGTGTCCTCAACTTCTTTCAGTACTGCCCGCCCGGCTTCGCTCCGCCCCACTTCTTCCTTCCCCCAGCCATAGGCTTCCCAGGGGGCCTTTCCGTAGTGGGCTTCAAAGAGCTTTATGGATTGGGCGTTGGAGATGAGGACCATCCCCTCTGGCAGGTGGTCTCGGAAGAATCGGGAGAATCCGCCCCTTCCTCCGATCACCCTCCCGTCGAGTTGTGTCTCGTCAAGCCGATGTGCTACCTGGCGAGTCACACTTGTGATGTCTAGTGCCACATTGTCTACCTCCTGTCTTATGCGGTTTTCTCCCCAATTCCACAGTGCCTGGTGTTTTTCTCGGCACTGTACATTGTTCTTATAGCGGGATTTGGCTGCCCTTTGCTACGCTTCTTTCTTTTTAGCGCCGGGTAGGTTAGACTACGGACTAGTGGAGGGAACCGATGCCGGACAGGACGCTCCCCCGGGACTACTCGGAGAACTTGAACGCTGCCATGCGCGCCCTTGAGGGGCAGTTCCCGGTCAAGTACGGGAAGAGGGAGTTGCGGCTGTCCGAAGTAGAGGTGGAAACCCCCAAGGACCCCACTGATGTCAGCGCCCAGAAAGCTGCTCGGGTGCAGGGGAAGAAGTGGGGCGTAGGTATTCGGGGGACCGTGGCGCTGTATGAAGAGGGGAGGCTTGTAGACAAGCAACGGCTGCGCTTGGTGAATGTGCCCGTGCCTACTTCCAGGTGGAGCTACATCGTCAATAACAGTGAGTACTACCCCATTACTCAGAACCGGCTGAAGCCGGGGGTGTTTATTCACCGCAAGCAGACAGGGGATACCGTTGCCTCTTTCAACCTCTCCCGGGGGAGGAACTTTGAGGTCCTGTACAGCCCGGAGCGGCAGCTCTACACCTTGAAGTACGGGGACACCAATGTCCCTCTTTACCATGTCATGAAGGCCTTGGGGGTGGATGACGGTGACATGCGGTCCGCCTGGGGTGCAGAAGTGCTCCAAAAGAATGCAGCGACTAAGCCCAAGTTGGTCCGGTTGCTGGCAGCGGCGGGGGTGGACTCCAACGAGAGCGGGGCCCCCCTGTTGGTCCGGGAGATGTTCTCCGCCATGGAGATGAGCACTCCTGAAGTGCCGGAGAAGACTATTGGGTTGAAGACTACCAAGGTCTCCTCCCAGGTGATGCTCCTCTCTTCTCGGAAGTTGCTGAACGTGGTGCGGGGGAAGGACACACCGGACCGGAGAGACTCGTTGGAGTACCGTTGGTTCATGAACATGCCTGCGTTCGTGCATGAGCGGATCAGCCGAGCGGGAGTGACCGGGAAGCTCAAGTACCGAATGGCCAAAAGTGACGATGTGACGGCTATCATGGGTGGGTCCTCCCCGTACGACAAGTCGGTGTGGAGCATTTTCACCTCCGCCGGCCTGGCCGACCGGGCGCCGCAGACCAACCCCTATGCGGAATTGGGCGCAGTGGGCCGGGTCAGCATCATGGGGGAGGGGGGCATCTCCAACCCCGACGCCATCACTGAGGCGGCCCGCTCCGTCTACCCCACGTTTGTGGGCGTCATCGACCCGGTGGTGACGCCGGAGAGTGAGAAAGCGGGGGCGGTGTACCCCCTTTCTATCGGTGGTACGGTGAAGAACCGGGAGCCTGCTCTCAGGGTACGCGAAGTGAAGACGGGCCAGCCCCACACGTTCACGGTGCGGGAGCTGCTCAATACCCCGTACGCGCTCACTGATGAGTATGCTCAGGCAAAGAAGGCTGGGCGGAACGTACGGGCCATCAAGGGCGGCAAGGTAGTCGAAGTGCCGGCCGGGAGCGTGAAGTACGTTATCGACCCGGCTACTACTTTCTCAGAGGTGACCCTGTCCACCCCGTTTGCCACTGCCACCTCCCCCAACCGCTTGGAGATGGTGTACCGTCATTTGACTTCCGCTATTGCCTTGCGGGACCGGGAGGTTCCGCTAGTACTGACGGCCACGGACAACGGTCGAATAGTGGAGCGAGTAATTGGAGACATGGTGGTGATGCGCTCTCCCGTGAACGGAACCGTGGTTTCCGTGAACAAAGACCGCATTCTGGTGAACGGGGAGGACGGGCGGAAGCACAAGGTCTTCATCCCCCATATGTTCCCCTTGAACGACGGCCGATCGGTGGAGCACCACGAGCCCGTAGTGAAGAAGGGGGACAAGGTCAAGAAGGGCGACCGCCTCACAGAGGCCAACACTACTCGGGACGGGCTCATCGCCATGGGGGTGAACGCCCGGGTAGGCTACATGGCCGACGGGTTCAACTTCGAGGACGCCATCACCATCAGCGAGTCCTTTGCCGCCAAGCTCACTTCTACAGCTATTGTGCAGAAGCACTATAGCGAAGACGCTGAGGTGGACGCCGCGTTGTTCTCCCGCACTGTACGGCCGCTGTCGGTGGAGGAGCGGGCGACGTTGGAGGATGGGGTGGTAAAGCCAGGTACTTTGGTCCGAGAGGGGCAAATCCTGGTGGCCGGGGTGAAGAAGCAGGCCATGTCCAAAGAGGAGCGCCTACTGGGCAAGAAGTTGGGGATGGAGACGCTCAGAGACGCCTCGGTGGTGTGGGATCGGCAGACCCCCGGAATCGTGCAAGAGGTGGAGAAGACGCCGGATGGGTACTACATCGCTGTGGCGGTGGAAGAGGTGGCCAAGCTGGGCGACAAGCTCAGTGGCCGGCATGGCAACAAGGGCGTATGCGGAAAGATCAAACCGGATTCGGAGATGCCCACCACCAGGGACGGGAGACCGCTTGATGTCTTGCTTAATCCTGTCGGAATCGGGGGGCGTACAAATCCCTCCCAGATGTACGAGACTCTGGTAGGCAAAGTTGCCAAGAAGAAAGGGCACCCCATTGCGGTCAGCAGCTTCTCCGGAGGTGTCCGTATTGTTGATGTCCCGGCGCATGAGCGCACCTACTGGGTTGGGAGGGGGGAGGAGCGCAGGCCGATCAAGAAGCACATCGAAGCTTACAGCTACGAGCGGGACTTCGTTGAGGAAGTGGCGGAGCTCCTGAAGAAGAACGGGATGTCCGACACAGAGGAGGTCTTCGTTGACGGCAAGAAGGTGGGGGACGTCCTGGTGGGGTACCAGTACTTGCTGAAGCTCATCCACCAGGCCGAGCACAAGATGAATGCTCGAGGTGCCGGCTACCCCTACGCGTACTCCGCTGAAGGTACCCCGGTAAAAGGTGGGGAGGCCGGAGAAGGCGAAGTAGGGAAAGCCCAGTCTGCCGACCGGGGGATGGCCATGGCCCTACTTGCACACGGTGCTGGCGAGAACATGCGTGAGGTGCTCAGCTATCGTGGTGACAAGGACAACGATGCAGTGTGGACCGCCATTCAACTGGGGCAAACCCTACCCCCTCCTCGGGTCCCCAAGGTGTACCACAAGTTCGAAGCCTACCTGAATGCGGCCGGGTTGAAGCTGGAGAGGGAAGGGGACGAGATGTGGCTCTTACCCATGACCAATAAGGAGATCCTGGCTCGTTCCAACGGTGAATTGACCAAGCCCACCATGTTCTCCGGCAAGACCGGCAAGGCAAAGGCGGGGGAGCTCTTCGACTCGAAGATTACGGGTGGTTTGGACGGCTCGGGCTGGGGCCATATTCGTCTCCCTTACGAAGTCCCCAACCCAGTGTTCATTTCCCCCATCTCCAAGATCTTGGGCTTGACCCGTGCGCACGTTATCGCTGTGGGCAGCGGGCAAAAGGGCCTTCAGTACGAGGACGGGAAGTACACGGCGGTAGATGGGCCGGGCAACACCACGTTAGGTAAGGCCCTTAGGGAATTGGACGTCCGAAAGGAGCTGAGCAAGGGAGGCGACCCCCTACGTCAGAGGTTCCTCCGGGCTCTGGATGAGCTGGGCGAGGGAGCGGACGTATACATGCTCCGCAACGTCCCTGTGATACCCCCGGTCTTTCGGCCGGTTACCTCTATGAAGGGGCGGCTGATTATTTCGGACCTGAACCTCCTGTACGGCGACCTTATTGCCACTGGCAACTCACTTAAGGGGTTGAAAAAGGAAACCCCTGAGCTCATGGCTTTCGAGGAGGGGAGAAACGCCCGGGGTAAGCTTTACGCCGACGTAGCCGCCCTGTTCGGTTTAGGCAAGACGGAACACTACAGGGAAGCCAAGGGCATCTTTCAGCAGCTGCACGGGACCGGCTCGGTGAAGTTGGGCATGGTCCACCGCAACATCATGCGGCGTCGGCAGGACTTGTCCGGGAGAGCCGTGATTGTCCCCGGGCCCGGTTTGCACCTGGATGAGGTAGGAGTTCCGCGGGAGATGCTGCGGGAGATGTACCAGCCCTTCATTGTCCGAGAGCTTGCTACTTTGGGATTAACCCCTTTGGTAGCTAAGAAGCTCACCGAGGACCGTCCTGAGGACCCCCTGGTTGAAGCCGCCCTGAAACGGGCTATTGCTGACCGCCCGGTGTGGCTGAAGCGGGACCCGGTGCTTCACAAGTTCGGCGTTATGGCCTTCTTTCCCCGCCCGACCAACGAAAACGTCATTGAATTACACCCCCTGGTGACCAGCGTGTACAACGCGGACTTCGACGGGGACACCTGCTCTCTCTTCGTCCCCGTTTCCGACGAAGCGGTCATCGAAGCCAAGCGCAGCATGCCCTCGAGGCTGCTCAGGAGTCCCTCCAGCGGCGATTACCTGTACACTCCGACCCATGAAGCGCTGATGGGGCTTTTCGACATGACTGCGGTGAGGGGAAAAAAGGCAAAAAAGGGCTTCGGGGACCTCAAAAAGGCCATTGCTGCCCAAAAAAGAGGGGAGATCGGGGTCACGGACCGCATTCGGGTGGCAGGGAAGGAGACCACCCTCGGCCGGAGCATGATTCAAGGCCTCTTACCTCCCGAAATGGCGAGTTTTTTGGCTGTTGGCGCTCCCCAGTTGGACAAAAAGCGCCTCCAAGCCCTCGCAGAGACCTTGGGGGTGGTCTCGCCCGCCCGTTACGGGGCGGTCATGGACGGCTTGAAGAATTTGGGCTTCGAATACTCCTACCGTTCAGGCCTGTCGGTGTCCTTGGGGGATTTGACGCCATTGAGGGCTGAGCGCCGGAGGTACTTGAGGCAGTTGGAGGGGGCGAAAAACAAGGAAAAAGCTGTGCGGGACGTGGGAAGAGCCCTGGAGAGACAGCAATACCCCCCCGGGAGCACGTTTACCCGGATGAATCGGGCGGGGTTGAAACCGGCCAAGGCAAATTTGCAGCAAATGCTGCTTTCTCCCCTGTTTGGAGACTGGGGGGAGGGCAACCTCGTGCCGGTGAGGAGGGGGTACGCCGAGGGAATGAACAGTATGGACTACTGGTCCACGGCGCCGACGGCCCGCAAAGCAGTGGTGCAGTCCGTGCGGTCCGTACGCATCCCTGGAGACATCACCAAGCAGATGTTGGCCGCCACCATGAGCTCGGTCATCGCCACCCGTGATTGTGGGAGCACCGGCAGCGTACGCCCGGTGTCCGATGCCGTGGACAGAGTGCTGGGGGAAAGCACCGCGGGGGTCAGAGCAGGCACTATCATCACTCCAGCCGAGGTAGATATTTTCCGGCGCAAGGGAGTAAAGCAGGTAAGGGTACGTTCCCCCCTGAGCTGCCGCAACGGGGAAGGGATCTGCGCCAGGTGTTTCGGGCAGACTGAGCATGGGCCGGCCCAGTTGGGGGACAACGTCGGTATCAAGGCCGCCCAGGCCCTGGGGGAGCGGGGAACCCAATTGACGCTTCGCAGCTTTCACCTCGGCGGCTTCGGGGAGCTCCCCCCCCTGGACCAGGTTACCAACCTTCTCCGTTTGCCCCAGAACTTGCCTGGTAAGGCCACTCTTTCCCATTTGGCGGGGAAGGTGGCCTCGGTTGAGAAGGTCCCCGACGGCACATACGTGCATGTAACGGGGAGTAAAGGGAAGGGGAAGTACTTCGCTCCGGTGGGCCGCGCGGTTGTGGTCAAACGGGGTCAGTCCGTGAAGTTGGGGGAGGCCCTCACTACCGGTTTGGTGGACCCGAGGGAGGTGCTTGCCGTGACCAAGAGCTTACCAGCCGCTCAGCGGTCGATGGCGGACAGCTTGATGGCTGTCTACGGCAAGTATGGCATCGACCCCCGGAACGTGGAAGTGTTGGTCAGGGCCGTTACCAACTTAGCGGTGGTGGACGACCCCGGCTCTTCCAATAAGATCAAGGGGGAGTATATCCCCTACTACCAAGCCCGGGCTTGGAATCGCTCCCACGACAACTCGTTGAGGGTAACTCCTGTGTTGAAGGGGGTGACGGCGTTGCCGCAGCATCGAGATACCTGGTTGGAGTCCCTCGGTTATCGGGGCGTCAAACAGACCCTCATCAGGGCCGGGGCGACCGGGGAGAGGGCTGAAGTTCATGGGCTGCACCCTGTCCCTGCCTGGTTGAGCGGGGCGGAGTTCGGCAAGCCCAAGCGAGAAGGTAGGCCCGGGTACTGAGGTTTCCAATGGCTGCAGAAATAAGAGAAGTCACTATTGTTTCGGTGGACCCGGAGAATAAGCTGGCCACTGTCCGTTTGGACTACGGCACGGCCAAGGACCCGGTTATCATCCCGGATGTGCGCCTCAATGCGTTCAAGGGGGGGAAGGCCTCCGGAGCCATGCCGGAAGAGGGCGAGCCTTGGTTGGCGTTGAGGACTTCCGAGTCAGCTGAGCAATGGTTCCTGCTGCAGCCGCGGGACCATGAAGGCACGATGAACACTGACCTTGATCCCGGCGACCATGGGTGGGTGCTCCCCCTGGGCAGTCGCATAGTGCTCCGCAAGAACGGGCGTATCGAGTTGTATAGCAAAGCCACCGCGTCCATTTACTTAGTGCCCAGTCAGGACTTAGTGCAGATCCTCACCAGCAATTACGAGCTGGTTACGCCGCAGGGGAAGATGTCCTGGAAGGATGCGGTGTTGGACTTCGTGGTTGGTCACGACTTAGGTGAGTCTACCCTCCACATGCGGTTTGGGAGCACCGGCAAGGACTTCGGAGTCAAGGACTGGGCAGGGGAGGGGGGAGCCGTGTACTCGAGCGTCGTGTGCGGGGCTTTCCACGCCGAAATTGCGGCTGACGGCAGTTACTCGGAGGAGGCCCAGACGCGGGGGGTTTCGGTCAAGGGGGACAGCTACACCGATGTAGAAGGACACACTTTCGGCACCTTTAAGGACTCCATGACGCTGGAGACTGAGGCGGTAGATATTAACACCTTGAAGACCGTGTACTGGTACGCCAAGCTCTCGGTGACCTTTGAGGCGCCTGAAATTCGTTTCGATACGCAGCGGCTGATACTGACTGAGGAGGACGGGTTCGTCATTGACGGGGTCAAGTTCATGCAGTGGTTGACAACCGACTTTCTGGTCACCCCGGCCGGGACGATCAACCCCTCCTGTTTGTTGACCTTCCCTGGTGTGCTGAATTTCAAAGTGCAGGTGTAACCTCTTGTAAAGTAGCCCGGTCATTGCTATGATTACCTCGAGGTACACCCGGAGGACTCGCACATGCCGTTAGACGACCCGGCTGTTTTCAAGGGCAAGATTTCCGCCGCCATCGTTGCTGCGTATCAAGCCAGTGTCCCCACCGTACCCACTGTCGATATCACAGCGCAGGGGCAATCCCTGGACGTCAAGCCGGGCGCGCCGGTAGCTTCGGAAATGAATATGGACCTGGTTGATGCAATTGCCGAAGGGGTGGCAAAAGTAGTCCTGGAGCAGTTAGCGTTGGCCCTCGTCTGGTTTCCTTCTCCCGGGTTGAAGGCGATCGTGCCTCCTCTCACGGGGGAAGTACAGGGAACCGGCCGGATCAAATGAGGTAGACAGATGGAGCATGTATTCGAGGAACTGAACCCGGGGATGGAGAAGAGGGCCGACGTGCAGCAACCGCAGCCTTCGGCGGACCTGGCGGCCCCCGCCTCGCCGCCTATGGACGCTGGCCTGGTACCCCCGGGCCAGGCGGGTGTTCCCCAACACCAGCAGGGGCAGCAACCATGGGTAGGCCCCAAGGTCGGCGCCTTCCCCAACCGCCGGATGACGCTGAACATGCGGGACCACAACGCTGTCATGGCCGCAGCGTTGGAGGCCGTGGTCAACGAGTTCGACTACCTCTCGCAGTTGCCTATGGAGCCCCGCATTGACAAGGACGAGGGGAACATCATTGTCGGCAGCGTGATGATTGCTACTCCCCAGCAGCGCAACGTGGCGGTGCCCTTCGTGGTGAACGACGGCACCCTGGAGCCCCCTGTGGCGGTCGCCATAGACGGTGAGTACTACGCCATACCTACTACGGAGATGGGCTTTTCCCACCTGGTTGGGGCGCCGGCGCCGGTGATCGGCGCCTCCTCCAATAAGAAATTGATGCCGACTCAGCAGACCGCCCCGGACCAGGAGAACATCGCCAAGGGCCCGGACGGCGGCAACATCGACAACTCGGCCAACAACTCCCGCCGGGCCGTGTTGGGGGAGCTCCCCAAGCAAGCGTCCTTGTTGGATTACCTCAGTGGTACCCCTTTCGGCCGCAAAGTGAGCGACTTGCTCGCCGTGCCGGAGGAGGTAGTGCAGTTTGAGCGGGTGCCGTTTGGGGTGATGGAGAAAACAGCGTACGCCGGCGATTTCCGCCCCGCCGTGCGGGAGTTGCCGGTAGGTAAAGTGCCGGCTGCGGTGATGGACGCCTTCTCCCGTAAGCCCTTCGCCACCATCGTCAGGGACCCCGGCGTGTTCGAGTTGGAGAAGCAGGCCGCAAGGACTGTGACGCTGTACGAACGAGGTGAGTTGAGGCCTGGGATGGGCATCAAAGCTTCCCAGAACGGCAACAAGTTCAACATGCGGGTGCTCAAGCAAATCGGGTGGGGCGACGACGACCCCGAACGGCTCGTGGCGACCTCCAGCAAGGGGGTGATTTACAGGTTGACTGAGCACCCCACCACCAAGTACGTAAAAGGGCGGGCTCCGGCGATCAAGATGACTTCGGTGGAGGACATGTGGCGGCACCCCGGCAAGAAGATGGTGGTGGTTGCCGGAAAGAACACCATCTACCGCCCGCTGGGCGTGATCAAGAAGGGACGGGTTTACCTGGGCCGCCACTTTTCCACGCACTCGATCATGGACCACCCGGAGCAAGCGGCCGATGTGGTTATTTCCTCCACGGTGGTGAAGCCGCTGCTGCTTAGCGGGCGATTGTACCTGCCCAAGGACGCCCAGGTATTCTTTGTAACGGAGGATGCGTCCTACTTCGACATGAGCCTGGAGAAGGTAGCGTCCCGCTCCTTCCCCACCAGGCGGGTGACCGTGACCAGGAACCACTTGGGTTACTCGCTTTCCGGAATGCCTGTGGAGCACGCCGAGTGGGAAGGGGAGCCGCTGGAGAAGCAGGCTGTATCCCTGCCCGACGCTGTGTTCATCCTGGGGGCCCTGGGGGTGGGCGAGCCCACTGCTTTACAGAAGGTGGCGGCTTCCAGGAGGGGGCCGCAGGACCTCCTGGTGACCAGGACTTTGGCTACGGTGAACACTGAGTACGACGTGGACTTGGGTTTCCTCAAGTTGGCGGCGGCGCTTCCCCAGCAGCAGGACGAGCTGATGGCCCTCCAGTTGATGGGGAGTGAGACTTTGGACATGTTTGTCAAGCAGCTGCCTGCCTTGTATGCTTTGGCTGACAGCTTAGCCAAGCTCACCTTGGCGGCGCAGATCGGGCTAGAGCCGGTCGACCCCGATACCGCGTTCTTGGCGACCAAGAACGTGCAGAAGGTAGCCGACCAGTTGACCCAGCTGGATAGTATGGGGGCCGGCCAAGCATGAAGTTGCCCTGCGAACGGTACCTTCTGCTCCTATTCCTGAAGGGGATGACGCAGAAGTATGTCCTACGCGTCCTGGCGCAGTTGGGGTACGTGGAGACCGACCCGTCAGAGGCCTTGGAGAGGTATGTTAAGGACCTGTATGTAAGGGTGCAACAGCCCCTGACCAACGATCGAACGGTCAGCAATTTCGTGGCCAACAACCTCTTGTCCAGGGTATGGCACGACGATGCCATGTGCGGCACGGTCCGCGCCGTTGTGGACTCGGGGGAGCTCCGGTTTGCGGTGGAGTCCCTGCTCGCCGCAGACGGCAATCACCAGTTGGTCAGCAACGCTGTCATGGAGCTGCACCGCAAGGTCATCCCCGAGTCGGTTATCCGGATGTACTCCCACCTGGTTTGGGACTTGAAGTCCCTCTCCAGATGGGAACTGGACATGCTGTTTGAGCTACATCGGGCGGGGACTACTTACCGAGTCCTTTACAGCATGGGGCATCAGGTGGCCCTGCTCTACTCCGGAGCGGTAGTGGACATCGACAAGGAGGAGGAGTTGAAGTTCATGCGGGCAGCGGCGGCGGCCAAGTACCGGGAGGCGGTGGTCACCCGGGATGCGATCGCCGGCTCGGCGGCGGCGAAGCGGTGGATGCACATCTTCACTGCGGCCAATGAGCAACTGGGCCCAATGGATGTGATACGCAAACTCATTGCCCGGGTACAGCTGGTCAAGCCCACGCGGGAGCGGATCGAAGCGGTGCCCTATACTGAACTCGAGTCCATATCCGGGCTCACTCGCGGCATTGCCATGCTGGCAGACATTACGGAGGCCCAACGTGCTAAAGAAGACGCAGAGAGCAGCCCCTGAGGCGTTCAACAGGCTCCCTTTGTTCAATAAGGACGAGTACCTCATCAGGGACTTGACGGCGAAAGACTTCCATGTCCTCACCACCCTACCGTTCCTGGTGCGATACAAGTTGCAGAAGAGGTGGGGTATTTTTCAGTTCTACGCGGAGCAGGACATTCCGTTCCCGTTGACGGCGGAGCAGGCGTTGCTGCGGTCGGTGGGCCCCACGCAGTTGCCTTTCTACCTGGACTGGACGATGGAAGCGTCGTCTTGGTTCCTCGCCATTTCTTTCGAGGAGCGGCCGGTGATGATGGCGAAGCAGTACTTGGACAAATTCGCAGCCAATGGTTTGCGCTTGTTGCTAGATGAGCCCATGCCTCTTCCTCAGGTCATCAGGAGGCATCGCGCCCTGGCAGCGTTGCGGAAGCGGCAGCACCAAACTAGGAGAATGGGATGAAACGACTTAGCGAGATTCAATGTGCCAATTTCGGCGACTTTCGTGACCGGGTGCGGGGCAAGCAGTTGGCCCGCGCAGCGGTTACAGCGGTGAACGCCGGCACCAAGACGGTCACGGTCACGGGGGCTACTTTCCTGGACGACGGGGTCGTCGCCGGATGTATCGTTCGGGACCTCACCACCGGCAAGGCCGCTCGGGTGGTCACGCCGGCGCAGGAGACCTTGGTCCTGGACGAGTGGATCAACACCTTGGCTACGCAGGTCATCCAGGTCTTCTCTCCGCCCATTCTGCCGGTGGATGTCCAGGCCGTGGCGTTTGAGCGGGGGACACCGGTACTCTACGTGCGGATGGACGACGCCATTGAGCGGGAGACGGAGGTATTCAGGCAGGAGGTAGCGTGGCTCATGGCCACCGGCGCCCCTGTGGCAGCGAGGAATCGGTCCTTCCCCTTCTACGTCCCCCCCGGCAAAGCCAAGGTCACCATCGAACTACCATTCACCCACAACGCCAACATCGAGGTGCACAGGTACCACGGCGACTGGTTGAGCCTGGCGGTGGGGGATGCGGTGCTCCTCCCCAACGTCGCCGCAGACTGGGAGCAGTGGCCGGCGGGGAAGGCACTCATCCTGGCGGCGAATCCCGTAGCAGAGGGGAGTTACGCCATGGACATGCTTGAAGACGTAATGGGGAACATCCGCTTGGTCAACCCCCACGCCGGGTGGTACAGACTCGACAGCGCTGCTGCGGGGGCAGACAAGGTCCTTACTGTCTGCATGGAGAATGTCTAGGACGTACACACACACATTTTTAGAGGAGGTGGTTTCATGAGGTACATTATTGCACTGCTTATCGTGCTTTTTTCCGCTACAGCCTACGGGCAGAACATTGGATCTGTTCGGGGTACGGACGGCACTCAGCACTACCTGGAATTTGACCCCGTCACCGGGTGGCCCAAGGTTGAGTGCTCATCCCCGGCCGCCGGCAGCGACGCCAATGTGCACGATGGGGCGAACAACCCAATCGACAGTCGTACCGGTGCGCTCTCTGTAGTACAGGAGGATGGTTCGGGGAACCTGGTAAGTGCGGCAACGGAGGCAACAGTTGGGACGCTCGGAACAGAAGCAACTTTGAGCACACTTGCCCTTGAAGCCACCTTGCTCGGTGTCTGCACTGAAGCAACAGCTGCAACGCTGGCAACAGAAGCAACAGCTGCAACACTCGCAACCCAAGCTACCCTGGCAACCATTGATACAGACACGGGAGTCATTGCAGGGGACACTACGAGCCTCGACAGCAAAACTCCTGTTATGGGCGCTGCTGCTGTGGGAGCGTCCATGCCTGTGAATATCGCACGTGGGATACTGGTTGACAGTTTGGACGCCGGGCAAGATGCAAGTTGGCTCGAACCCACAGCGCCGGGTGGGGCGGATGGGGATAAGGGCACCATTACCGTTGCCGACTTCGTGGCGGGTGGTCCAGCAGTCCCGATTCTGGGCAAGGTCTACGAAGTGCCGACCACCAAGGAGTTTCACGACATATCAATCACCGGCATTGCGGCCGATGCTGCTAACTACCAGTTCACCTACATGGTCTTGGGCATGGACGTTTTGCCGGGGGCCTTCGCTCTTGCTGACTACATGAGTGTGGGGTATTTGCTCGTGCCTTCGTTCACAGTGGCCAGGAACTACGCCACTATCACTGTTGCGCACTCGTTGATTCGGTCGAGGGCAAAATACTTCATCGTTATTGTCCCGACGACCACAGTAGCTCCAGCTCAAGGTAAGCTGGTCCGCATCAAGAGCTATAACGCCAGTGACGAGGTCCTGTGATGAAGAAGAGCAAAACAGCCACGATAGCAGCCTTGGGCATCGCCGGTATTCTGGGCGCTGTAGCCGTCGTAACAGCCCCGGCCGACCTGGTTGTTTCCGGCAGTGTTGATGCCGTAGAGGAAATAGGGGCAGTTGAGCAGTACACTCACTCCATCTGCTTCCTGGTAGATTCCAGGCTGGTGGTTACCGTACAGCCAAAAGACCACGAGTGGGGACCGGCGGAAAGAGTCTCTCCTTTTGGCGTTGCCCAAGTTGAGTTGCCGGCGGGTTTCGAGCCGGATGATGTCCCTCTCCAACGGTGGGAGTATCGAGAGGGCGAAATGGTATGGGTGCCCGGAATGCCGGATACTGAACCACTGCCGGACCCGGTTGAGCCGCCTGGAGGGATGCCATGAGACGGACGGTAATCTTACTCTTGTTTCTCTGTCTGCTGCCTGTATCAGCAGCCGCCCTTACCCGCACAGTCGGAGCCGGGAAGGACTACACCTCGCTTGCTACTTGCTTTGCGGCGCTGGTGAACGGGGACACGGTAGAGACGTACGGCCCCTATACTGAATTGAACCAGTCTCTCACTACCCCGGTGGGCGTCACCGGTATCACCTGGCGTCACTATGGTGCGGACTACACGCTCGATGGGACGGGGGCGACCGCCACTTGCATGGCATGGGGAGCGGGAGCGAATACATGGGACGTGGACGTTCAGAGCACCACAGGGCGGCTGACGGTGACGGGCTACATTGGAGCCACGCCCTTCACCGTGGGGGGTACGGGGAACACCTTCGCCGGATTGAGGATGACTGCCAACGGGGCCGTCGGTGTTGGCCAGTCCACTCTGGTGATTACAGGGACGGGCAACACGATCAGGCAAGTTCTGGTGGACTCCCCGGTAGACCCCACCAACCAGAACTGGTACGGGATCAGATGTGAGGGCAGCACCTCCACCGTGATTGAGCTGTCGATTGTTGAGGGGGCCTCCATCACCGGGGCGGGGAAAGATGCCTTTTTGATCTACGCCAATTCCACGACTGTCGCCCCTACGGTAAGGGGCTGCATCGCCCGCAATTCGTACGCCGAGGACCGCGTTTACGGCATCTATTTCACAGGGCCCTGGGCAGCTATGCCCGGCGAGTACGGCACGATCTCAGACAGCACCGTGCATGGCCTCACAGCGGATGGGCGTACCATTGGATTCGGGGCGTATGGCCGCAGTGTTCATTTCAGCAACCTGTCGGCATACGATTTCGTTTCCGTGGGAGCGGTAGACCGGGGGATTGAAATAGGAGGCACACTCGTAGACCCGGCGGCTCCGGACAGCACCATTGAGAACTGCACTATGGTCGGCGGCTCCCGGGGATTCTATATCGGGGACGTTCCCGTAGCAGGAGGACGCACCGTTCAAAACTGCATTTCGGATGGAGGCACTACTGACGAGTTCTCGTGCGGAGTGGGTGCTGTGGCAGTCAGTCTTAATAACTGCGCCGCCAATGGTGATTACTCGGGCAATTGGCCCGTGGACGCCTCAGATCTGTCTGTAGATCCGCTGTTTGTGGATGCTTCCGGGGATGACTATCATTTGCGGGGGGATAGCCCCTGTGTGGATACGGGGCTGTGGGCTACAGGGCGAGACCACGATCTCGATTACAATCCGATTAGTGGGCGGGAGATGGACCGTGGCTGTTTTGAGTTTCAGTGGCAGAACCCCCGCAGTGTACGGAGCGTTGGCTCCAGTAATTGATTTTCAGGATACTTCAACGTAGGGGGTGTCCTACATAATGGGGTACTTTTGGCGAAAACTAGGTGAGGAGGTGAGCGTATACACGTAGTGTGTATACGCTCACCTTCTACACCTTAGAGGGGGACCCTTTATTAATGGAAAACAGGGGTTAAGTGCTTGCTATGACTGAGGAAACACGGGAAAGGGGTACCCAGGGGACGGGGAATAGACCAACCCCCGCGCTTACCCCCGTCGACGAACACCTTGCCCAGGTTACTGGGGAGGAAGAAAATGAGGGCTTCCTCAGGAGGTCCCCGTAGTAAGACACCCCAATATAGGGAGTGCCCTACTCCTTATAGTAGTAGGGCACTCGCAGTAGGACACGAACAATAGGGGGTAAGGAGGATGCAGGCAAGAACGTTGGCTGGAAAGGCAGTAGCAATCATGTCCGCCGGGAAGATGGCGTGGTGGGCAGTGAGGAACGGGGAGGAGTGGCTGCTTATTCACGCCCGTCAAGTGGTCTGTGGCGACGGGACGTACGGCCCGTTCGACACGGAGGGGGAAGCCGAAACCTGCGCTACGGGGAAGATGGCCCCCAGAAAAAAGGCCTGAGGGCCCCTTAAGGCGCTAGGCCCCGTAGGGGCCGTTAAAGCGCCGGGGACCTCAGAATTGGCGGAATCAGACCCCGGGCTGTTTCGCCAGACTAGGGTCTGGGGTCCCCTTAAGGGGACCTCAGAATGGTTAATTTGCGGAGGGATTCATGGAAGTCATGGCGGTAACCGTAGTCATTTTGGCCGTAATAGTGTTGGGGTTGCTGTTTTCACGCACCTGGGCGGAACGCCGGTTGAGGTTGGTGCAGAGCCAGATTGCGTTGGAGAAGCTACGCTTCAAGCACCAGGTGGAGCAAACGGAAGACGCCCCCGTTGTGCGCATCGTGGACACGGTACGCTCAGAAGCGGCCCTCGACAGGATAGAGTTCTGGACCCGTGCTGGGTGGATGAGCTTGTGGAAGGGGTTAAAACTCAAGTAAAGGGAGGTTGGTCATGGAAGACAAGCTGTTTATGGTGGAGTTGGAGAAACTGGCGGGGTGCCCCACCCCCGGCGAAAAGCTTCGCAGCTGGGGGCAAGGTAGAGGCCTCGCCCGAGGCAAGGGCACGGGGCCGATTGGGGTGCCGTTGAGGCTCAAGTTGTTGGCGTTGAGGAGGAAGCTGGCTGCTCAACTCAAGAAAAAGTAGCCCCCCGAAGTTGACTACCCCCCGCCGGCGGTGTATTCTCCTTGTGCGGAGAAAGTGGAGAAGTTACAGGAGGAATAATGAGTAATGAATTCATGCGAGGTTTCCTGGCAGCGCAGGAAGACCTTGAGAAAGTGGGGGAGAGCGATGCTACGACGAAGGCGTTGGGCGTAGGCGCTCTCCTGGGACTCCCCGCCGGAGTTGGGCAGCTGCGTATGGTACAGCGGCTCAAGCGGAAGAAGCACTTGACCCGTAAGGGCTACGTGAGGGCCCTCAAGAAACTGAAAGGGGGGGCGCCGTACAAGGCCCTTGCGGCAGCGGGGGTGCTCTCCCTTCTGAGCGGCATCGGCGCCACGGTGAGGTTGCGTCAGGCCGCCGCAGCGAAGCACGGGAAGGGGTGGAAGGAGAAAATCAGGGGCAAGCCCGGGTCCTTCACCCCCCGGCACCCGATCCTTTCCAACTTCCTTGGGGGCATCCCGGGGGTGTCTGCGTTGCGGGCGGGGGGGAAGGTTTTCGGCAAAGCGGATACGGCGTTGGCGGAGAAGGCTCGAAAGGAAGCGGAACGGAGCCGGTCAGGGTTTGCTTTAGTGCGTAGGTAGGTGATTGGGAGACTTAGCCAAAGAGGCCGTCTTTCAGGGGATGCTTGCCGGAATTAAGCATGCAGCCAACCCCAAGGTGCGTTACGTGGGGCGAAAAGGGTTGAGCAAGGCGGTGCAGCGGCAGGTGTTGCAGGGGCGTATAGCTCGCCTGCTGCTCAAGAGACACAAGTCGGACGGGCTTGCTGGCCGTGTGCGGCTCTGGCGGAGTAAGCGGCAGTTGCGGGCCGTCACCGATAAGTTTTCTCGGGGTGTGCTTGGTACTGTAGTACGTCGTGGGAAGGGGAGGGGTATCTATTTGCATCGAGGCCTTAAAGGCAAGAAAGTAGCCGCCAGTTTGCGTGAGCACGAGCGTTTCCATCTTCTTCCCGTTGTGGGCACGTCGGAGGTCCTGGCCCACCTTTACGGCGCCGGGGTGGGGGTAGCTACAGGCAGCGGGAAGGGCGTCCTCGTCAACGCCCTCGGCCCGGTGTCCCGTCCAGGGCGGTTCGCGTTGGAGGGAGGCTTGGGGTACGGGGCGTACCGGGCGTACAAGAGAATGCGAAAAAATGGAGGCAAAGCTTGAACCTTCAACAAGGAAGACGTACCTGTAGACGTAGCCATTGTGGCTCAAGGAGCAGGATAGGAAGTCGATGGAGGTAGGTTATGACGCAAGCAGGCACATGCACCCTTTTCGAAGAGATTCAAGGGAGCCTGGAGTGGAGTTCGCGGGATTCGCCCCTCACCACCCTCTTGGTGGCGGTGGAGTATGAAGGTAACGCCCATCCCCCATTCATGAAGGGGGAGCCCTCCTACAAGGGAAAGAAGTACTACCCCCTCGGCTTGTGCCGGGAGTTCTCCGTGAAGAACGGGCCGACGAGGTGCGAGTTGGAGCTTCGGCAGGTTCAGTATAGCGGCCCGTCCTTGCAGGAGACATTGGGGTTTGCGAGCGCACTTCTTGTGTGTCAAGAGGCGGGGAAGGGCCTCATGGCGCAGTTGCGCTTCCCTTTTGTCGGCGGGGAGACTAGGGAGGAGCGGGGAGAGGGGGAGCTGGGCTCTGTCTTCTGCGCCTCCTTGGTAACGAACCCCCCGTTGTCCGTAGTTGCTCCGGCACCATGGTTGCAGCCGAAGAAACGGCGCAAGAAGGGGCGGGCATGACCTTCCCCGAGTGTGTCCAGCACTGCTTTGGCAACAAGGACTTTGTGCGGGAGTACGACCGCCTGCACGGCAGTAACCTTGCCCATTCCGGACATCCCCTGGAGGTTGAGGTAGACTACGCCTCAGGGAGGATGAGCCCGGAGATGTGGGCCTTCATCGACTTCGTCGCCCAGGTTATCTGGGCGCCATTGGTAGCGAGGGTGGAATGGGCTACAACCTCGGCGCTGTAGCGGACATCCTCCAGGACAAGCTCCGGGACCGCCTGGCGGCGGCCAGGAAGCGGCGCTGGTCCCACATTGGCGGGGACCTGGAGGCCTCCAAGTCCCCCACCGACAGGTACGTGGACATTCGCACTTTGAGCAGGAAAACCCGCATCTTCATTGACAGGGGGGCCCTTATGGCTGCCCTGAAGCTCTTCCCCACCACCAAGGAAACCAGGGACGCGGACGTCGCCGGCGCCCTCTTCGACTTCGCTGCCTACTTGAGCGGGGGCAAGACCATCAAAGTGGGGAAGAAGCACTCCCCCTCCATCTTGGTGACCCTCCTCCGGAAGTTCGCCCAGGCCCGGGGGTTGGACCTGGATTCGGCCAACGTCCGGGCTTGGGAGCGGGGGCTCGAGGACAGTGTGTGCCGGGAGGCGCTGCTTCACGAGCTCCGGGACGCTGTCATCTGGATGTCCGGCAGCGGCGACTTTGCTGTCGGGGGCAAGGCCCGCAAAGGCTGGCTGAAGGCCCGCGAGGGACTGATGGCGTCGTTGCAGTAACTTTGTTTAACATTTCCCTTTACACGTCGGGGCATGTGCGGTAGAAAGTAGTTGTGCGCTAGTGGGGAGCCCCTGCAGGGGGTGATTCCGCTCTCCCTACAGGGGCTCCCCCTTTCGGGGCACGTGGCGGTGCGTCGTATATGGGTGTGTGTCATTGCAGTAGACCATAGGAGGGAGTCGTGGAGGAACAGAGAGAAGGCAGAGGCGGACGGAAGACGTTGGGGAAGTCCCCCTCCTCCCGGGACTTGCGGGAGCTGCTTCTGGGTTCCCTGGAAGAGGGCGGAGCGGCGGCGCAAGCAGTGAAACTGCTGGATCTTTACGTGGTCCCCGTCCCCCAGTTCAAGGAGGCGAAGGCGACGCTCAGCGAACTTGAGGAGCACCCGCAGTGGCGGTACGAGCCGCACACCGACACTCACTACCGCAACTACCGCTCCTCCCTCTACAACGTTTTGGTGACGCAGATCGCCCGCAACGTGCAGGACGGGGAGTGCGACGTCTACGAGGTCACATGGAAAAATCACTTCCTCTACCTGGAGGAGTTGACCAGGACGCCGCAACTCCCTCACTTGGGGGTGATCCACGAGTTACCGGGGGGGTGTACGCAGAAAAAGGTCTTCCTTCCCGCCATGCGGGTGATGGAGTTTTGGGGCTCTGTGTGTGCGAAGCTGATCAGCGAAGCCAACCTCCTCGGCGAGGGGAGAGTGCCTGCCGTTATCACTGAGCCCTCCTTGGCCGACGCTTTGCGTTCAAAGGAGAAGGAGCTCCGGGTCTTGCAGGGGGAGTTCGACAGGATGCGGGATGCGGAGGCCGAGCTCTCCCAAGCCTACGTCCGTCTGCGGGAGATATTGGGCACGGTGAAGACGGAGTACCCGGACTACAAGGAGTGCTGGGAGGCCACAGAAGCCCGAGCCCGGGTGATGGTGGACGTCCTTCGGCACTACTCCATCATAGACGTCCAACGCAGCCGGTGTCGACCACTCCCCCCGGATGTGGACGTGCAGGAGGTTGAGCGGCAGGCTGCCGCCACCCGCCTTGAGTACTACCTCAATTACGGCCCTCCCGAGCTGGCCGAAGGCCGGGTAGGTCCTCCTTACACGGATAGCCCCAAGCGGCCTCCCGGCGACATCTTGCATTGGGATTGCCTGGCGCCGCCCAACCTGGAGGAGTAATCATGAGCGAGCACGAACTTACGCCGAAAGAACGGGCGGAGCACTTCGATACGGTAGTAGCCATCCTGAGTAGTTTCCGGAAGAGATACATCAGCGAGCCGGGGTGGGACCTGGTGGTCAGGCAGTCCCGGTCGGTGATCGAGCGTTTCGACTGGGAGGGGGGCCGCCGGGCGGAGGCGGGACCGACAAACTTCTTCTCCGCCACCTTGGCTAAGGATGGGGCGACGTGGCGAGAGCTTCCCAGGGAAGCCTTCACCCGTGTGAGGTCGTGGGAACCGCCTCCCGAGGAGGGAGCCTGAAGAGAGAGGCGTTTCCCCTTGAGAGGCGCCCGTCGACGAGAGCGCATCTAACATGGAGGCATTACGGACATGAACACAACAGAAGCACGGGCGATTCTACTCAGCCATGAACACCACTCGAACGAGGAGCGGGAGTTGGCCGCCCTGGTCTTGGATGGGTACGTGGCGTCCTTCCCCACTTTCACCGCCAAGCCGGCGGAGGAGGTGAAGGCGCTCACGCTTGCCGATGAGGGGGCCCTAAACTATGTCTTGGTGGCGCCGCCTTACAACGGCGGCACCTACCTTTTCTTCACCTGGGAGGAAGACGGTGTGGAGATGGCTTATGAGGTGGAGTGGGCCAAGAAACTCCTGTTCACTGATGAGCTGTCAAGGCGCCCAGGCGTTCCCTACGTCATGGGGATCTACGTTGAGGCCCCTGAGCACCGGGTGCACAATCCGGCGCAACTCTTCTTCGAGGCGGAGCGAATCGGCACTAGCCCCCCCGAGAGGCGGGCGGAGCTCCTTTCCCGTTTGGGCGAATGAGCAAGAAGTCCCTCCTTGATATCCTGGAGGACATCTCCGGCCTCCCGCCGGGGGAGGCCCGCAAGATCTACGATGAAGTCAAGGCCAACCTTGACGCCTTGCGCGACTGCCCCCTTCACCGCTTCGAGAAGAGGGAGGGGACGCGGCCGATGGATACCAAGTACCGCTGCGCCGAGTGCGGCGGGGTGATACCGCCCGGGGAGTACCAGTGGTACAAACGGGGGAGGGAGGACCAGCGAATGCTGGCGCAGATTGGGGAGACAGAGATGATGGTCCCCGAAGAGCCGGAGGAGAGCCCCCGAACCTAAAGGGGAGTTTCCTCCCCTTGCCCCCCGTTCAGGGGGCACATCTCCTTTGTTTTTTCCTTCGTTGCGGCTTGCGCTTGTTTGTCATGTAACCCCCAGTTACTTTTCCTGGCTGAGCGGGGTATCCGCAGGAGGCGTCTCTGCTACGGGCATGCAGAGAACTTCCCTCCCTACGCTGGGGCAAGAGTAGGCCCCTCGGCAGGGGTAGGCCGGGAGTTCAGTGTGGACCTCAGCGTGCTCACACTCAGAGAAGCACCCGGGTTCCCCGGCACTGGAGCAAAGAAGCTTGCCCAACGGAGCAGAGGGCAACGTCCTGCCTGCGGCCTTCTTGAGCGCTCTATCGAGCGCCATGAGTACCGCTTCGTACCTCCGGTCGGGCGGTTGCGGCGCTTGCCGCAGGTATCGGGCGGCCATGGACGCTGCCTCATACATCTCGGGTGCCACCGCTATCAAGTGAGCGTTGGCTCTCATTTCTCCGGCCGATTCGCCGGGGGCGTAGAAGGTGTAGTCAGGGCCGCCCCCGACTACCTGGACGATACCATCTCGGGCCTTCCAGGGCCCTTTCGTGTGGTTACTCATACTTTCTCCTTGCCGGCACGAGGCCCCGGCCGGCTCTGGTTGGTTAGGTATTCGGGTACTCTTTCTTGAGCGTCCAAAACAGGCGCTCAAATGCCTTACCGCGACAATACCCGCCCTGATACAGGGCGGCTTCGATGGAAGCCGTCCACCGGTCGCTATCGAAGGCAAAGCGACCGTCCGCACCGGGAAGGTTGAAAATCTCTTGGGCATCCGCCCGGATTTGCTCTATTTTCTCTGTGATCATGTTTTCCCTCCTGCCGGTACAAGGCCCCGGCTGGCACTCTTTCTTACCCGAGCGCCTGGGTGCCCCAGCAAGCACCTAGACTAGATACCGACGCAATGGCGTCGATGGAAAGAGCTTGCTGATTCGGGGGTCGGGCCCGTACCTTACCGGCTTATTCGTCCGCAGATTCCACTAGGTCCCCATGCGCCTCGAACAGCTCTCGGGCCGTGGGGTATTCCACATCCACACCGTCAGTGGTGTGCCAGTACCACACCCGGTTGTCCGCCCCCAACTCAGATGTCTCCTTACGCCGGTATGCCGAGTCCCGAATATGGTGGGTCGCAAAGGTCATTTTTGTCCCACCGAGACACCACACACCCGGATTCTCAACAAGGCCACCCTCTACTTCCAAGGTGGCCTCCCAATCGGCTGCGACGTAGGCTTCATCCGGACTCCCAACGTCAATTCGCCCGGTCCAATAGTCGGCAAAGCCGGTGGTAGGCTCTCCTGTTACAGCAAGCCCCTGGACTGTCAAGCACACCGTTTCGCCTACATCTGTTTCTACGTGGGCGTAGAGTGCCCGGGCCCATTTACGGGCCAGGACAACAGCTTCGCCCAGATTCTCGGCAGTGAGGATGGTTTCCTCTGTGCCGCTTTGGTCTGCGAGCTCTAGCTTGTACTTCAATGGTCCCCTCCGTTGGCACGAGCCCCCGACTGGCGCCGTGAATACGCTCCCAATTTCACCAGCAGCGTCTTCTCGGTACGGCTACCTTCCGCTGCCATCCTCACGGTGGCGATTTCCTCACCGTCAAACGACAGCCAACAGGCCACGACAACACCAACCCCGATTGCATATCGGGAGATGTCGCACGTGGTTCCAAGCCAGCCATGCAGCCGAGCCTCGTGGCTCATGTTGGTGCAGTATGGCGTGTGGGAGCACTCCGTCCCTTTGTGCGTCGGTCGTCCACCAAAACGACGACGTGGACTTGGCCCCACATCCTCCCACGTCGAGACGTATACAGCGTCGCCGACGTCAATGTCGGTGTCGATGTCGATAGCGCACTTACGATATCTACTCATTCATGTCTTCCTCCTCTGGGGCACCCTGCCCCGTGGCCCGCACCCTTTGAGCGTGATCGCCGGGTGCGGGTAGGATAATCCCGGTTTTACGCATCCACAAAGCCCAGGTGCCGAAACACCTGGACCTTTTTGACGCTTCCATCTGGAAGTGTCTCTTCTACGCTCTCCCGACGGGAGAACGCGTAGAGAGGACGAATTGAGAGACTTAGTAACACGTCCTCAAGGGGGCCATTAAATAGGGGGCTCCTCCTATCATGGCCCGACCTATAATGGCGTCGCCCCATCCCCCTTGACCCATGATATATCCATAGGCCAAGTCGGCGATCTTTTCCGCCCGAAGGCGGATTTCATTTCTTCTCGGGAGCTCCTCGAAAGTCAGGAACTCTGCCAGCTTCCGCTTCAACTCAGGCGGTAAGTCAATGACTCCCGCCTGTCTCTGTTCAGATGAAGCCGGATGTTGCGTTAGATTCAAAATCTTCATCGTCTCCCTCCTGCCGGCACAAGGCCCCGGCCGGCGCTTGTAGTTCAAACCTCGAATAGCCCCTCAACTTGAGGGTCCGGGTCTATTTCTACTTCCCTCCGAAGTTCAACATCCCATTCGTCAGGGTAGACCAAGAAACTCTCAGGGGCATCTTTGCACTCTGCGTGCACCAACAAGGTGCGGATTTGTCCGTCCTGGTTGGTGCACCAGTACATCTTGTACATCGCCATGTCTTACCCCCCTCCCTTTTTCTTTCCCGGCTTGGAGTCATTTGGGCCTTCCTCCTCCCGCCCCTGGTCGGGGGTGCCGGGCACGAAGGCTTCCCGTATCCTCCTGCCCTCCTCCGTCCGGATGGGGATGTTCTGGAGAGCTGGTTCCGAGGCGCGTGGACGCCCGGTAAGGGACATCCTGAGCGTTTCCCCCGTTTCGCTAAGGGGGACGTCAGGTAGACTCTCGAGTACTTCGGTGTCCCTGAGGGGGATGCTGGAAAGGAGCCGTGCTGCTGGTTTGCCCTCTTCGGGGGTTACCTCCGCTTCGCAGAGTGGGCAGCGGCGGGCGCTTTTGCGGGACATCGGCTCTCTGCCCGCCTTTACTCCGAATTTGCTGCGGGCTCCATAGAGCCTCCAGCAGCTAAGGGTCTTTGCCAGCTGGCGTTGCTTTTCGGTGACTTCCTCTTCCGGAATCCCGAAGAGTTCGGCGGCCGTCTTACGGTGGATGTCGTTGCTCATCACAACATTCCCCCTGGCTCGGCGGTGAAGCGGTTGTTTTCCTTCTCTACGGCTTCGCCGGATCGGAGTTGCCCCTGTTCCTTCTCCGTCAGTTGGTGCATGAACTCCGAAGGCTTGACCAGAGCCGGATAGCCCCAGTACCTGCCGAAGCGCCGCTGAACGAAGTAGTTGTAGATCGTAGCCATTGGCTATTCCTCCTTTCTCAGTTTGCCCGCCAGGAAGTTCAGTATGTGCTCCGGCGGACGGTGGAGCAACACGGCGACGTGCTCGTTGCAGAGTGGGTAGTAGGTTGGCTTCTTCCCGTCCCGCCACTGCTGCACGGAGCACGATTGCCCGATGAACCCTATCGGGGTGCCGTTCAGGCAGAGGGCGAAGTGGGCGTCCATGGCCAGCAGGGGCATGGTGGGGTAGTCCCGAGGCCGGGAGTCCTGGTAGGGGTCCGTGACGCTGTGGTAGTCCACCCGCAGGGAGACGTGTTGGTCCTCCCGGTCCACCCGGAACAGCAGGTGGCCGGCGCCGGTGTCCCAGTGCTTGCGGATGCTCCGCTTGGTGCAGCTGACGTCGTTGGTCTTCATTGCGCCGCCTCCAGAGCGTCGGTTATTTCCCTGTGCAGTTGGGTAGCCTCCGGTAGAGTCAGATAGATCATGACCTTCGTGAGTTGCGAGTGGGGGTTGCTCACCACAAGGCAGATCTCGGGAGGCAGTCTTCCTTCGTCTACTTCAGTGGGGGCGGCGTAGATCGTGGCGTGCGTGTCCAGTGGGCGGTGGCTCTGTATGAGCTTCATCGGTGCCCCCGCAGCATTGCGAGGAGGTCCCGGAACAGCTGGCTGTGGTGGGCGAGTTCCCGCAGGTTCTGCGCCGGGGGGAGCGTCCCTGCTTCGTCCCTCAGCAGCGTCACTACCAGGTCCCCCAGTAGCTGGATTGCTTCGGCCTTGTCAAGTAGGAGAACGGCCCCGAGGAGGGGGTCGCCCTGGTTGGCTACTTCGATGCGGACGGCGTCGAGCTCGTCCAGCTCGTAGTCTCCCCACCCTACCTGGGTCTTGTGTGACACGTAGGTTACAAGCATGACAAGCCTCCATGTTGTTGGTCCACTATTCTTATAACAGAGAACGTCCCCAATCGTGCAAGAAAAAACGTTAAACAAAGTGCTTGACAGGCAAAACCTGTAGGGTTAGTATTCGGAGTGCAGGGCGGCCGGAATGGGCTGTTGAGGCCCTTTCCTGCTTGGAGAAGGATAAAGACAAGGAGGCACCTATGTCGAAAGAAAAGAAAAAAACCCCACCCACGTGCGCTAGCTGCCCATCCTCGGTTGACCGAGGTACGGGGGACCCGCAGAAGTTGCGGTGTCTGCTCAGATTGCCCGGTAGGAAGTCGATGCCTATTTGGTACGACCTGGTAAGTGCCGATGATGTCTGCGACTTCCACCCGGAGTTTTGGAGGCAGCATATGGGGGCGAAGTGAACTACGAAGGCACTCCCCCATCTGGGCAGGGGAGTGCCCCCGGCACTGCTACGTGGAGGCGGAAGGTTGAAGGATACGTTCCCGACGAAGCCGGAGAGACTGGTTGTCCCTCCATTGGAGCTTTACGTGACGGAGGCGGGGGTGGCCGAGTTCGCCTCCATTGAGCCAAGGGGGCGTTGTCTAGTGTTCCAGCAGGTGGAGATGGAGTGCCGAGATAAGTCCCGGGTGCGGTTGGCCAACCTCAAGCTCAACGTCGACGACATCTCCCGGGAGCTGTTGGAGATAAGCAGGGCCACCGGCCAGGTCTTCTCCCTCCCTTGCAAGCCGGGCAAGTGGGGCGCAGACGTAGAGGTGGGGAGTGCCTTCTACCGAGTGCAGGCCATTCTCGGCGCCATCCCCCGGCCGGAGGCGTCCTTGGAGCAGGAGTGTGCTGGTACTGAGAAACGGGCCCGCAACGTGATGGACAAGCTCCGTGAGGGGCTGGTATTCTTGCGGGAGCTGGTCGATGCTACGGCGGAGGGGGACGAGGAGCAGGCGAAGATGTACCGCCGCTTCAAGCTGTTGGGGCGCACCTACCTGGAGAAGTGGGGGAGAGAGGCATGAAGAAGCCCAGCAAAGACGACCCCCTCGATATGGAAGTTCTGCGTAGCGCCTTCTCGTCTCGGGAGGGTGAGCAGCTCCAGTTGACGGGGGACCTGGAGGCCCACGAGGATGAGAGCGGGGTGGTCCACCTGGTTGACAGGGACACCGGCGCAACCCGGGCGATGATGACAAGGCACGACTACGAGGAGCTCCGCAAGGAGGGGGCGTTGTTGAAAGCGGAGGAGAAAGTGAGGGAGCACCTCACCCAGGCCTCCCAGTGGGGGCACTTCACCGCCACTTTTCCCAGTGACCGGTTCGAGGTGGACTACCAGGAACTGGCGGCGCGGCTGCGGGGCAGCGAGATCCGCCGGGGCGACCAGGTAGTGGGGGAGGTCTCCCAGGCGTACGTACGTAAAGGAGAATTGATCCTGGTGTGCACTGTTGAGCAGGCTTGGGGGCGGGACTGGTTGAAGCAAGACCAAACGATATGGCCCACGTTTGAGGGGCCGTCACCAGAGCCCATGGAGGGCGTTACAACGCAGGAACTATTTGAGTCCATGCGTTGCGGTCCCGACATGTTCAGGCAGGAGTACTTGAACGTCATTGTGGAGCCCCTCCCCCGGTGCAAGAGTTGCGGAGAGCTGTTCAAGCCGCCGGAGGGGTGGGAGAGCAACCGCTGCCCGCCTTGCCATGAGAAGATAATGGACCGGCAGAAAGGGAGGAGGTACAGACGATGAGTTGGCAGACGAACAAACAGGGGCAGAAGGCCAGGTACTACCTGGTAGTTGTAGAGCCTTCCCCCATCAGGTGGCGGACCGCTTACGCCGTTGGCCCCTTCAGGTGGCGGTGGTGTGCGAAAATGGGGGCGCTCTTGGCGTTCCTCCTGTACCTTGGGCATGGGGAGGTAACAGTGTGGGGCGGGGACGACCTGAAGGCGCCGTTGTTGCACCGGGGGAGGCTCAAAGTGTGGCCGAGGGGGAAATCGTGAGCTGCTGCCACTCGCGCCCGTTCACCTTTACTCTCCTTGGGTTTGTCCCGGTTGGGCGGGAACTCGAAGTTCTGAAGTATGTGGAGGGTTCTCCTTGGCCAATACGGGAGGCTTGTGTCAACTCCAGCAATAGCTGGTTTGGGCAACTTGAGTTGGAGGGCGATGACCAGATCCCGCAATGGCTGGAGTGGTTGGACATCTGGACTCGCATGTTGGGGGTAGGTGTCGAGGGGGTAGTGGCGACAGACCGCCCCCAAGTTGTCGTCAAGTTTGCTGCGTCTCCCGTATCCAAGGTGGGGGAGATGAAGGTGTGGGAGAAGACGGAGAAGACGGACTTGTTGATCCCTGAGCCCTGTGCAGGGGGTGTACGTAACCAGCACGAGATCAAGGCGGGGGAGGGGGGACCTATTCGCCGGAAGATTTTCTTTTACCTCCTTGACGTCTACGAGGTGGAGGACGGCCTGTTCGAGCGGGTGCAGTACGACTTGAGGAACTGCGTAGTGGATCTCACCTGTGGCCCGTCCGATGAGCGCCGCTCCGGCGTCCAGTCTAGGTGGGAAGGGTACGTGAGCATTGAGGCCAACGCCGACGTGGACTGGGTGTGCGATAAGCTTAGCGATGCCCTGAGGCGCCATGGCCGGTTTCGGGTGCAGATCCCCCGGCCGGATGGGTCGACCTGTGACTTCGGCTACAATGGGGTGACCTACACCAAGCAGTACATCCCCCGGGTGGGCAAGCCCTACTACCTGGGCGCAGAAGCGCCGGAGAAGGCCCCTCGAGTCACCCCTTTTTACCGCTGGTACGACCTGTGGGTGGGGGCCTACTACGACGCGGAGAAGAAGAACCTCTACCTTTGCTGTTTGGGGTTCGGGCTGAAGATACGACTGGGGAGGGAAAATGAATAATTGCACCAGGTGCCACAGTGCGGCAATCAATCTACACGCCCACGGGCGGGAGAAGGGGAAGCATGAGGCCCTCTGTGACGTGTGCTACTGGCGGACGGAGGCAGAGATAGCGGAGAGCACGATTACCCTCATTACTATGACATATTCCCTCAGTCCAGTGGGGGTGGCTAAGTGCGCACGCCAAGCTCGGAAGGAGGTGTTTGAAGCCTTAGGAGAGAAACGATGAGGGGGGTTCAGGTGCAAAAGGCCCCGGGCCGAAGGTGGTGCCACGTCGTGTCATTCGTGGTTACGGAGCAGGACTTGTTCACTATACGGAAGGACTATACGACTGCGTGCAGGAAGGTGATTATCGTCACCGACTACACCAAGTCCCGAGCCAGGGAGGTTCCGAACAGGACCTTCCCGGGATGCGAGAGGTGTCTGAAAGAGTTGGAAGCTGCCGGAATAGATATCAGCTACGCCAAGCTCACCCGGGTTCAGCGGAAGGTGGTGGAAATCCTCCGCAATGGTGGGGAATTCATAACGGACTTCTTTGGGGCCTACCTGTACGCAGCCAAAGAGGAGCGTATCAGTGGCATCCGGGTGGGCTGGCGCACTGTCAACGCCTTGGTCCGGAAAGGGGTAGTGCGGCAGGAGAAGCGAACCGAGGTGACGACGGTGTACCACCTCACCGAGGAGTGGTCATGAGAATCCCCCGTCACTGTAGCGAGTGTGCCCACATTGATCGGGCTGGTCCTCCCTCGAAGGTGTGCGAATGCCGCCATCCGCAAGTCCCAAGAAGGAAGATACTGCTGACCAAGAGATGGGTGTACCATTATTCCCCCCCAAACGACTGCCCGTTGCGTAGGGAGATGGATAACGGCGACACAATGGGGACCCCCTCCCCCTTCTCGCGGGACAGCACCGAGGAGACGAAGGGATGAAAGCACAGCAGGCAACCCTAGACTGTTCGGACCACTTGGTGCAGTTCCTCAAGGACAACTTCCTCCCGAGCTACCCTGGTTGGGTGATGCTGCACGGGTATTACTGCAACGCCGGCGATATGGACTGCCCAGTCCTCTACGCCCGGAGGAAGTGGACGTTCGGGGCGAGGGTGAAAAACCGCCTTTACCAGATGTCTCTGGGGAGTAGCCAGATGATGCGCATTCCTCGGAAGGAGATGTCGGCGGTCATTAACCCGTTCGGACACATTACGGTCCTGGACCCAGACTTGGTGGCCCCGTTGCAAGCGGTAATTGCGGAGTGGGAGGAGCTGGGCGGGGAGGAGGTGCGGTTGGAATTCGAAGGCCCTGCTCGGGAGATGGCGGCCTTGTATGAGGCTGAGGAAGGGGGCGCCGCAGAGGCAATGGTGGCCACAGAGGCCCTTGAGCCCACAGAGGCAACAAATGCAACTGAGGCAATACCGGATGACATTGCGATACCGGAGGGTCCATGATTTGGCTAGAAGGGGAGGTTGGGGGAGAGCATACTATCCGTTTCACTATTAACCATGTGGGTGGGACCATGCGGGGTATGTGCCCCGCCTGTGCGCATGAGGAGGTGGCTCTTACTTTGCTATGCAACTGCCCCCGGTGCGGTCAGGCCCTTCAGCACTTCGCCGAGTTGGTGGTACCAGCACTGTATTTCCGGCTCGACATAGTCTTCGACAAGGACGGGGAGATGGAGGAGTGTGCAGGAAAGGATGCGGAGCTGCCGGTGGGCTCCCGGATTGAGAATATACGGAGAAGTGATGCCCAAACGTGGCCACAGAAAAAGGAAGGACCGACCGAACTCGGTCTAAGAGGGGGAGAATGACCAAGGAGGAGTTCCTCTCTCTTGCTTGCCGCTTGGGGGGAGTGAAGATAACCTCTGATTGGCACCCCAATCTTCCGGGCAGGGTGAATTTCTACCTGCACACTGAGCGCCCGGACGAGGACGAGGGGACGCAGCACGGCGTACGAAGCGGAGCATGGGGTGGTGGTGACGGTTACCCTGCCCCCGGCGGCGGAGGCGAGCTGATGGCGTCCCACCCGGCGGCGTTCCCACCCCCCATCATTGACGTTCTTGCTCGGTTGCTCAATGAGCACTGCCCGGGGGGGAAGTACGTCCTGGACCCGTTCATTGGGATAGGGAGGGGGTAACCAATGGCTGTTCAAAGAGAACGGGGAGGAGAGCGGTTCGAGATGGTGCTGTGCGACATCATAGGATGCAACTCCGTTTACTGCGCCGAGGAGCCCTGCGGCCTCCCCGGGACTTTGCGCAATCAGGCGCTGCTTGCGGGATGGCTTTTCAACGCTACGACTGATGTCTGTCCCGACTGTGTGAGGAGGGCCTCGGGGAGGCAGCGGAAGACAGATCCCCCCATCCCCCCTTGCAAGTACTGCAACCATCTCATGTTCCCGTTCGACGCTTCCTCGTGGCAGTGCAAAAACGACGGGTGCATCGGCTACCTGAGGGGGGTCAGCGTGGCCGGGAACTACCCCATTCGGCCGTCGGAGAAGGACTACTCTAACTACCGCTCCCTGACCTGGGGGGAGTTCAAGGCGTACGTGGATGCGAGAATCGCGGAGCAGGGAGGGGGAAACGGCCTTGCTATTTTTACAATAGACGTGCGCAATGAGCGGTTCGACCCCGACGACTTGGCAACTATCGACGTTTGTGTGACTGTGACGGACGACTACGTGGAGATAACATGAGCAACGACGAGCTTTGCGGCTGCGAGGGCAGCTGCCCGATGTGCCGGTTTTGTGCATGTTTGAGGTATTTGTTGCACCACAAGGGGCACGTCTTCTTGGCGGGGGGGTGACTTTAGGTGTCCCGGTGAGGAGCGAAGGGGCGGGCACCGGCCCTCGGCGGAGCAGAGCCTACTTGGGAAATTGAGGCAGCATAAAGGAGGAAAAGATGCAGTTGACAGCAGAACAAGAAGTCCGGGCGGCGGTCGCCCGTAGAGTGCTGGATCAGAATAACCCCGGTAAGGACGTCCATTACCCGTTGGGCCTATCGGCGGATGGGCTTGGGCTCATCGTCACCACCTGGGGGATGTTCGTCCAGGGTGGGTCGTGGTGGCACAAGCACTCGGACGAACTCAACGACTTCGAGGCGCAGGTAGTAGAAGACCTCGAGAAGGCGAGGGAGGGGTTCACCCACTATGGCAAGGCGTTGCGAACCTACCTAGTTCCTCTGGCCCCTGGGGGGATTGAGGAGGGGTCGGAGGAAGGGTTGAGAATACCCGCTCCGGAGGTTCCAATTCCAACGGAGGGCACTTTCTTCGGCAAGGTGAGGGAGATGACTTGGCATGGGGCGGACCTCCACATCGACACCGAGGACGGCAATCGGGCCGTCTTCAAGGACGCCCGGGTGGTGGGGCACAGGGGACTGGCGTTGGGGGATCACAGGGACAAGGACGGGAACGTGGTGATGACGGTGGAGGAGGCTCCCGCCTCTCATTGTGGCCGAACCGAGGGGGTCAATTTAGCCATCCCCGGCGACCTAGTCCGGGAGAGCCTGTACAAGGCTATGGGGATACCTCCCTGGCCAGGGGTAGGGAAGACGGAGAACCCGTGCACGGGAGAAATTAGGTACACTGTGCCCAAGTCGGTGTACGAGGAACTGGAGCGCTTCTTTGTGGCCGCTAGGGAGGGCGTCTCTCAGGGAGCAGAGAAGCGCCCCTGGGACGAACTCCACAAGCTCGGCCGGGGGGCGGGCTGCAAGGGTTCCCCCTTACTGGCGCAGTTGTGTGCCGCCTTGCACACCCGTTCCGGTATCATGGGCATTGTCAAGGAGTGGTTGCGTTCCGCCCCGCCCGTTGCCCGCAAGGCTCGCCTGGAGGCGTTGCGGAAGGACCTCGTGAGCTGGGAGCTTGGGCAGATACGGGGGGAGTCCTATGACCACGTCTGTGTGGACGAGCTCGAGGAGTGGACGGTAGACCGGGTCATTTACCTGTTGCAGTCGGGGCTTGTGCTCTTACGCAACGCAGCCGGCTCGTTTGTCGTTCACAAGGGGGAGGAGCGCAAGCTCAGGGCCGAAGAGGGCCGCATCCCCCAGAAGTTGGCGGACGAGGTGCAGGAGCACCCCTGGACGCTTGATGAGAGGGGGGAGAGCTCCCCGTTGGCGTTGGGCCCAACTACCGTGGTTGTCATCAAAGACGAGCACAAGGACGAGCACAAGGCCGGCGGTTTCAAGTTTGAGGTGGGCAAGACCTACCGCCACCTCAATGGGGAGCATATGCGTATCGTCGGTGAGGTCGACACCCTCCTCTACGGCCGCACGGGAGTAGGGGAAAGTAGCGAAAAAGACAACCTGGTACCGGTGGATATGGGTTCGGAGGACGCTACCCAGAACTGGCGGGAAGTGGAACATAGGGACAGTTACTTCATCGAGGAGGAATAGCGTGACCCTGTTGGAGATTGTGCAGAAGATGAGAGTGTCGGGAGAGGGGAGCTACCACGTCGTAGATACCCACGAGAACCGGGAGTACCAGTTGGAGTACTGCAAGGGGCTGTGGCGTTTCTCCTGCCGGCACTGTACGTTGCTGAAGGAAGGGGCTGTCCGCAGCTGCACAGACGACTACCAGATGCTGGTGTCCCGTTTCTCCCTTCAACAGCACATGGCCAACAGCGCCGTGGTGGATTCTCCCAGCGGGGATATGTGTATATTGGTGCCTTGGGCGGGTTGGGAGGAGACTGACAACGAGGTGCAGCCATTGGAAGCTGCCCCGCCGGAAGAGGAGGACTAGCGAATGGGGATGTTCACTACGGTAATCACTGAGGAAGGGGCGAAGGTCCAGTTCAATACCGGCAGGGGGGACTGCTGTGAGAGCTTCAAGGAGGGGGAGAAACTCCCCGTACGGGTGTTCGAGGGAGCAGGGAGGGGGTATCTCCTGGACGGCATCTACAGCGGAACTGGCCAGGACAGGGAAGAGTTTTGGGTAGTCATTCGGGACGGCGTGTTGGAGACTGTCCTGCCGGCGGACGAACCGTATGACGCTGTGATGCAGCGGTTCGCCGAGCCCTCCCCCGACCCTGCCTTGTGGCCGCCGGAGGCGTGGAAGAAGAAGCGGAAGGAGGAGGCTTTGGCGGCCAAGGAGAGCGAACTGATAGACCGCTTGTTGCAAGACTTCTCGGGGAGGATGAAGATAGGGATGCTCAATGCTGCATTCATCATCTCCCAGTCGGAGAGGCCTTCCTTGCTGGGGCCGCCGGACGGGCGGGCGTTGCTTGAGATGTACCCCCACTATCCCGACCGTTCAGCGTATTCGCCGCCGGCGCCGCCTCGTGAGCCATACATGGTGGAGTATGTCGCTCGGGTGGTGATGAACCACAAACGGGAGATTCTAGGAGAGGAGGACTGAGCAATGGAGACACAGATCGGGCAGACACGTTGGTTCTACCGTTTGCGGAGTAACCCCCTCAAGAACTCGGACATAGTGGATTTGGAGATTCGGTATGCCTTGGCTAGCTGCCCGCAGGGAGGAACCCCCATTGTTGGTTCGGAGCGGATGATGCGGGGCACAAACGTGTTCAAGGTTGCTGAATTTCTGCTGCGGTGGCAGGAGGAATTCCGCATTCTCACCACCATCAACTGGATGGGTGACCTCCTGTGTTTTAAGGAGGCGTGGGTCTTGCAATGGAACTTAGCGTTGTTCGGGGCCAACCTGGCCAATAAGGAGAAGCTCTTGAATTGGGTCAAGGCGACGTTGGAAAGGAGGCTACCCGGTACGGGCTGGGGGATCGACAAAAACTTGTTCTTGCTAATGGAGGACCGCGAGGAAGGCTGCAGTGCACTAATCAAGATTAATGAGGAAAACTGAATGCAGGAAAGACAATTTAGAAAAGAGTGGGCACAGGAAGTGGGTGTCGCCAGGTGGCACCGAGAAGAATTCCCTCGGTATATTTGTTACTGCCCTGCCCACGGCAGGGGCGTATTCGAATGCAAGAAGTGCGGGCGCCGGTTCCCCGATCAATATGTGCGGACCACGAAGAACTCCAGCAGGTCTCGCAGGGGGGAGCAGTACTTCAAGTTGGCGGCGTGGAACAACTTCCGCCGCCACTTGGACACGTGCAAGGGGGAGCGCGATGAGGAATAAAGAGCCACCATTCGAAAAGGTCCTTGAGGCGTACGTGAGGGAGAAAGCGAAGGCGGGGAAGTCGGCGTTGGAGATCCTCCAGGACATTTGGGCAAGAATGCCGTTTGGGCAGGAGATTGAGCTCCTGGACGGCCGCAAGGGGACAATCACCCCCTTTATGGAGCCGAGGATGTCCATCGGCCCCTATCGGCAGTACTTGGAGCTGGTCGAGGAGGGATTCGAGTTCCCAGAGGGCTTTGAGCCTCCCACGCCGGAGGACGACAGAGACCACGAGCCTTGCGCCGAAGCTCTCTTCGACGTCAAGCTTTCAGACAATACTCAACTGGAGTTCACTATCTCCCATTCCGGCTTTGAGGCAGATGCGCCCAAGGGGGAAGACGATGCAGAAGAGTAAAGTAGGGCAACCTACCCAAGGAAGAACAGTGCACGTTACGACAACGGAAGGCGGGAAGTCCAAAGTTGAGCTCTTCTGTTGGGAGAACAAGTACTCCCCCATCCTCAAGGTGCCCCCCGAGCTCATCAAGGACGGGAAAGTGACCGGGGAGGACGCAACGACCCTCCACTCAATGTGGCGGGAGCGCCACTTGTGGGCCATTTTGGAGCAAGACGACCTGAAGGTGGGGGACCGTGTGGTAGTAGTCACCTCTTCTGGTCACTTGGCGATTGCGTCGGTTATCAGCATCGACGGGAAGAAAGGAATGGCTGGGTCACTTGAGGGAACTGGGTGGTTCCTGGAGTATGTCGACTCCTTCATGGGCTGGCCCCGCAAGCCGACGAAATTTTGGGCTGTTCTGTTCGGCGGGAACCTGGCGGGAATCAAGAAACTCGAACTGTCTAGCAAAGAAGAGTAAAGGAGAAGGGAAGATGGTAGAAGGGAAACAGGAAGTAGTGTTCGGGGTATGGGGGGCGAAGAGCATTGAGGATCTCCAGGCGGCTGCGAAGTACATAAGGGAGGAGGGGAAGAAACTCCCAGTGATGAAAGTGACGCAGCATGACTTCGCTGCACTCATGCTAGCGGCCCTCCCCGATGAACCGCCGGAGGAGGAGGACGAAAACCGCCTCAAGGTAGTCGCCTGCTTGTCTTCTTTGTTCCACCGGGAGACTGCCCGGGAGTACCCAATGGACCGCCTCATTACGATTGGGAACGACCTACCCTCACCAGAGGAGATGTACCAGCAACACGTTCTGGATCAGCTGGGGGAGACGTTTGAGATTACTCGGCTGATAGACCCCCCAGGTCCGATGGTGCCGTTTACTGAGATCCACGTACCGGATACCACGCAGGCGCAGGAGGAAGAGATGCGAGAGAAGTCAAACGACGTAAGTGACACTTAGGAACTGGCGGACGAGATTGGCCAAAAGATGGTTGCCCAGGCGGTGGTACGCCTGGCTAAAGAAAAGGAGGAGCAAATGAAGACGAGCAAACCGAACATCGTTGTGACTCACATCGGCGGCATAGAAAAGCGGGGGAGCGTGGTCATCCTCAGGGATGTCGCCCTCGAGTTTCCGGAGGGGCAGGAGGCTCCCGGGGCAATTCAGTTGCCTATGGAAGACCTGCATTCCCTCCTGAAGGCGCTCCAAGGCGGGACGCCGGCCGAAGAGGCGGCGGACGAGATTGGCCAGAAGATGGTTACCCCGTCGGAGCACATCATGGCGATGAATCAGGCCCTCAAGGAGAGCTCGGGGGGAATCAGTCTGCCCCGTGACTACCTGGCGGAGTTTCTCTACGGCTTGATGGTGGGCTACCTCCCCACCGGTCGGGTGTTCGAGATCTTCTGCGACGTCACTCACTGGCACAAACACGACTGCACGTACAGGTGTACCGTGTCCAGCTTCCTGGACCGGGTGCAGGGGGAACTCTCGGCCAACGCCTGGAGCAACCTCACCCTCAAGTACTCCTCCCCTACGGCGAAGCGAGTCCACTATTTCAACGGCTGGGTGGGACAGCTGGCGCAGTTCTACGCCGACCAGCTGCGGCTCCGGGCTTGCGAGGCCATGCTGGACCGTACGGCGAAACCCTGGGAGGTCCGCACCCAGTCGGTGTACGACGGAGGGGCGACGGGCTGGAAAGCCCGCTGCCTGGAGGTGGAAGAGAGGCTCGACAAGGCGCGGGAGGCCCTCAACGATGAGCGGTTGCAGAAAGTACTTGCCGAACATGTGGAGCTCAAGGAGAACTTGGAGGCCAAGCTCCGCTACCTGTTTGGGCTACCACAGAAGTCGGATGCTACTGACGGAGGGGGGGATGGACAGAATCGGGAGTTTGAGGAAGAGGAGGGAGAGAGTGAAGGGTAACTTCTACATTAGGATAGACAAGGGCACGCTCCGGAAAAACCCCCATGCGGGGGAGCCCTACTACGTGCCTGGGAGGGCTACGGAGGAGGAGGGCGCCAGGGTAATCCAACAAGTCCCCTTTTACGAGATCGGCAGTAAGGGGCAGCCCTCCTACTTTTTCGAGTACGTCAAGGACTTCGCCGTTCAATGCTGGCGGTGCCTGGCGTACTTCCCATGGGGGGAGTTAGGCAACATCCCCGAAGAATGGGACGACGCCGGGAATTACTTCCCTGGAGTTGACAACATCTGCCCCAAGTGCGGGGAAGAGCGGTGCTGCGAACTGACCTTCGAGACGGTACGGGAGGCCCTCGGGGAGAACGAAGATGGTGGATAGAGTCCGAACCGACATTCCGCCTCCGAGAGGCACTGGAGGTGCACCTTGAACGTAACTTGGGACCAGATCCCGCTCGGCGAGTACACTGATCGATTCATCGCTGAGCGCCTTGGAGTACCTCAAAGCGTAGTAACATACCAGCGGCAGAAGCGGGGAATATCCCCCAGTTACACTGGAGGGCGGGCACCCTACAGAGGGGGAAAACCCAAACTCGACTGGGCAAAGATCACGCCTCTCCTGGGGAAGGTTCCGGACAACCAGCTTGCGAAGAGATTCGGGTGCAGTCGAGAACGAATCAGGCAAGAACGTGCGCTACTCGGCATCCCGATGGCGCCGCTTTCAATGCGGGAAATTGGGCGAAAGCCTCAGTATGAGTGGTATAGAGTGCAGCACCTCCTGGGCAAAGAGGTTGACACAGTAATTGCCCAAATTCTAGGTTGTTCTGCGTCGACGGTTTACAGCCACCGCAAGCAGAAGGGCATACCCCCTTGTACGCGCCCCGAGCGCTATGACTGGGCCACCTACGACTGCCTCCTGGGCACAACGTCGGATGCCAGAGTAGCGCAAAAGGTAGGCTGCGCGACCCGAACCGTAACGGCCCGGCGGAGCCGTCTTGGGATTGCCCCCTACCGCAAGTGGCACTTTTCTCGCTTTGATTGGGCCAAATATGATCATCTGTTGGGAACCATGTCGGATGCCAAAGTAGCAGCGATTGTAGGATGCTCAGGAGCCCGAGTGAGAGACAGGAGGGTGGAGAAGCGAATCTCTGCTTGGCAGACGCATCGACCTTCAGCGAGACAACGGGGAGTCTAGTGCTCGGTGGGTGGCTGTCTCTTAGTGCGTTGCCCGCTGCTGGACATTTTCCGCAGTAGTGGTATCCTGCTTCCAGGTGGAGGAAGCCATGAGAAACCAGTTTGGCCCATTCCAACGAGGTTTTTTTGCCGCCTTTGAGAAAACTGCCGGTTACGTCCGCCCTCATCAGCGAGAACAATCGCAGGTGAAAGGGTACTGGCGGGGGGACCGGGAGAGGCGCCCCCGTGGCTTGATCGGCCGGATAGGCCGGGGATTGGGCTTGCGGATGCTCTTGGAAGGAAAGGTAAACTCTCCCACTCTTGCTTATAGGACTGTCTATAAAAAGGACCCTCCCGGGCTTCTGCGTGGGCGTACGAACGCCCCTAAGAAGCTGTGGCGGGGTCTCTCCGTGGACAAGGACCTTAAGGACGAGTGGCTGGAGAGCATCAACGCCCTCCCCGTGGAGATCAGGTCTACGGAGGCCGGGAAGAACGCCTTGCGGCCGGCGGCAGTAGTGTTCCGTCTTCCCGGCGGGCAAAGAAATCACAGCGGCATTGTGCAGCAGCTTGCAGACATCCCCGGCGTCTACTGCTCATCTGACATAGGGATGCGGGGGGAGAGGCGTATTTGCGTTGCAAGTAAGTTATGGAAAGGAAAGAAAGGGTGGGTGTCCTGGTGGGAGAAGTTGCCGGGGCGTATAGAGGTGGCGGTAAGCGCTGGGTAGCCGCTGAGGCTGAACACCCGCCCTGCCTTGTTTTGAAGTACTGGACAACCCCGTTTCATAGTGTATACTGACGACATGAAGACGGTAAATACCGACACCCTTCGGGGGTACCTGCGGGAGAAGGCCCTGGAAAAAAGAGGCGTCAGCGACGAGGCCAAGTGGATGGCCCGAGGCGGCGCCGCCGGCGCCGTCTACGGGGCGGGCAAGGCCTTACTTATGAACCGCCGGTACCGCAGGCAGTCCCGTTGGACCAGAAGGCTGGGGGACCTCCTCAAGAACCCCAAGACCTTGAAGGCCGTAGGCCACAGGCGAATGCTCGGCGGCGGGGCGGCAGCAGGAGCAGCCCTCGCTTGGTTGGGGGTGAAAGGTAAGAAGATGCTGACTGGGGAGGCGCGATGAGCAGCAGCCTGTTGCAGGAATTTCGGCAGGGAATGTTGGCGGCAATGGGGGAGGGCCTGGAGAAGGAAGCGGGGGGCCTCCAATCCCTCGGCCGGGCCATCCTGAAGCTTCGCTCCTTGGGCCAGGCCGGCACCTTGGCGGGCATGGAGGCCAAGCGCCTCGCTGCCCTGGAAGCTCAGATGATCAGTAAGATCGGCAAGGGGGGCATGGCCAAGTTCAACAAATCCGGCGTTGCTGCCCTCAAGGGGACCGGTAAGGCCGGAGGCGCCGGCGCTCGGCGCATCAAGGGCACCACGGCCCGTGCCGTAGGTACCCAGAAGGCCGTCCGGGTGGAGCAGGCGGCGGCAGCCGCCGGGGCGCAGCGGCTCAGGCCGGTGGCCAGCGCCCGTACTGGGCAGCTGACTCAACGAGCGGCAAAGCAGCAGCGGACGGCTTTCCGCCAGAGCGAAGGTTTCGCTACCGGCCGGCAGGTGGGGCTGTACCGGGGCCGGGCTCCCGCTTACCAGCAGCACTTAGCCGCCACCAGGCCCACCGCAGCGCTCCCAGGAGCGCCGACAGCGGTGACCACTACTCGGGCCGGCGCCGGTGCGCCGGTGCGCTCTTATACTCGAGGCCCGGTTTACTCCCCCATGCAGCGGGGGATGCTGGCCGGGTTCATGGGCAGAGCTCGTAAAGTAACACAGCACCCGTACTTCGTTCCTGCCGCTGTCGGCGCCGGCGCCGGCCTGGTGGGCGGAGCGGCTCTCAGTTAGGGGGAGCACGTTGATAAAAGTCCTCCACTTCTAAGTGGAGCGGGGGTTGGGGCCTCTCTCGCACAGGTCCACTCAGCCCCCTACACCCCCTTCAGTGGGTGTGCCGTTCTTGTTTCTTCCTTGTACCAACCCGGGGAGACCAGTTCCCTCCCCGGGTTGGTGTGTCCTCGCAGCTAAAAAGGAGGAGCGCGAAGGGGGGCCTCCGACTAACGCCGGACCCCCCCCTTCGTCTTGTGTGCTCTTACATGTTTGCCTTGCCCCGTGCCATAGGGACACCGGCCTGGACCGGCCGCGGGGTTGTGGGGTCCCGGCTAGCCATACCCAGTTGCAGACAGGCGCCGCAAGCCTGCGCATTGGGAATGATGCCAGTCCCCTCGCTTCCGTCACCGAGATCCCTGGGATGCTCCCGGGGAATGCTCTCGTCTTCCGGGCCGGCGAGTGGCTCCACAACCACAATGCAGGCTTGGGAGATGGTGGCGGGGACATGCACTGACACAGGCAGCTGGACTGGCAAATTCAGCTGCAAGGTCAGCATGACCAGGGTAAGCATTTCGCTTTACCTCCTTTCCCCCGTAGGGGAGTCGCTAGGAACGCTATGTTTCCTTCGGCGTTCCTCCTCACTACTCTTATAGCTGGAAATTGCGGGGATGTGCGCGGACTACAGGCGGTCGTCCACGGCGGCCTTCTTCAGGCGCACCCGCTCCACTCGGTACACTGAGCTGAACTGGTCGATGAGCGGCCACGCATGGCACTCGTAGTGCTCCCCTTCGTGGTGCATCGTAGGAGGTTCCCTGGCGGAGAGCTGGGCGGTGACGATGGCAGCGTCGAATCCTTGCCCCTCCACCATCTTGAGCCAGGCCTCGATGTCCCCCCGGTTGGGGTAGACGTCTGGGTCGTAGGTAGCGACCCGCAATTCTCTACCAGAGGCATGGCTGGTACTCTCAATTGTCCCCTTGAGACCCCGGGCGAACGAGGTCTTTCCTGTCATGGGTCTGCCTACTACTAGTATTTTTTGCATTGGTTTCTCCTATCCCCCCTTGCTAAGTGCCTTTCATGGTGGCGTGGGCGGCCTCCAGGAACGCCCGAACCCCGCTCTCCAAGCTACTGCCCGGTGAGAGCTTGACGGGGACGTCCTTGACCAGCGCTGCGCCCTTCCACAGGCCGGAGCTCATGGCAGCGACCCAGAGTTGGCCGGCGGAGGTGACGGCCATAATGGCGTGCTCCCGCTCCCTGCGGGGCCAGGACAGCGACTGCGCCCAGCCCCGGATGAAGTCTTTGCGGCTCAGTCCGGAGGCCATGAAGGCCCCCTGAACTACCTTGGGGAGGTTCTCCCACAGTTCATCCCCGAATCCGGGGTGGAATTCAATCTTTTCAGGCATCGCCCTTCCCTGCCAAGGTCGCTATACCTTTGGCTACTGCCAAGTCCCGGGTGAACCACAGCGAAAAACCGGGGACTTTCTCCCAGTCCGTTTCCGCAATGGCGCCGAATTCGTCACTTGGGCCGGTGAAGTTGACCCCGTAGGGACGCAACTCGAAGGTCCTCCCTTCAGTTCCATTGAGGTTCCCCTCTGTCTCCTTGGCCGACCCCTCATGTCTGGGGGCGAAGGAGGCATAGAAGGTCCACCCGGCATCCTCCAGGTGGTAGCCAACGCCTTTTGGGCTCCCATTTTCCCGGGGCCACTCTTGGAAGTTATTCTTCACTTGTCTCCCCCTTTCTTTTTTGCGGGAAGCCCGTTTTGCAGGCCCCCCCGATCTTGGGCGTTGCTTCGGTGAGCCAGAGCGACACCCCCGGTACTTTTTCCCAGTCCAGGACGGCGCCAGGGGCTGTCTGGGTGATACTTACCCCGTAGGGTCGTAGTGTGTAGGACCCTCCCCCCTTACGGTTCCAGGACGCCAGCGCTTGTGGGGCTTCCCCCTTATGTCTCGGGGCGAAGGTACAACAGAATACCCCCCCTTCGAATGAGAGGTGGTATTTGCATGGTTTCGGGGTTGAGTCCCCCAGGATTACCCTCGGTGTCTTTGTCATTCTTCCCTCCGTATGTTGGTCCATGGTCCTTATAGCACATACGGGCGAGGAATTGAATGATGTTAAACAAAAAAAGCTTGACAGGGTTCCCCCTTCGACGTAGAGTAGCCTGTAGGGTTAGTGCAGCACCGGAGGGTTACTTGATGCTGGCAGAAGCAGAAGTGGTTTCGGCACTCTGGAGTTCAGGGTGCCTGTGCTGCCGAGGGAATGAGACATGAGCGGGTTTGACGAAGACAAGTATGTAGCAGTTCGGGGAGTAGTGGTGGCGCCCAGCGACGCCGCCGTCCTGGTTGACATCGAGGTAGCCGACGGCATCACCCAGGTTGACACGGAGGTGTGGATACCTCATTCTCAGTTGGAGCACGGGGACGAGGGCTACACCGAAGGGGAGGTAGTGGACCTCAGCGTGACCAGGTGGCTGCTGGAACGGGAGGGGGTGCTATGAAGTTCCTGACTTTGCAATGGCACCCCCGCAGGGACGCCACTTGGCACCTGGTGACCTCCTACTATGGGATGAGTCTCAAGGAGCGCCTGAATAACTCGGCTCCCCCGTTGGCGAGGTTCGTTCGTTTGGATTGCAAGGAGGGCGCCCTATTCGGTAGGTACGGCCTTCCGGCTGAGCCGCACAGGGTGCGCTACACGGACAAACCCCCTGGCTGCAAGGAGTGCCGCAAGCGATGGGACGCCCTGAAGGCCGTTTGGGAGCGGGGGATGACGCTCGAGGCGGGGGACATCCTTGAGGGCGTCGGGGTGGTGCTGCCTCCCCCATTGCCGGGGGAGTATTTCCAGACCCCTACGGATTTGGCGGAGCGCCTGCAGCAAAAGTTGCCGGAGGCAGTGGTGGACCGAGCTGGCCGGAAGGCCCAGCTGCGGGCGTTGGCGGAAAGTGACGAATTCATCCAGGGCTGCCCACTCACTCGGGAGGAAGCGAGACGGTTGGGGGCGCCGTGCCCGAATTGCAACACTCAGGACAAAGTGCGGGACTGCTTGAGGCACTTGTTGCAGACTATGGAGGACTACGACTCCCATATTTCCTTGCATGGGACCAGGTCCTTGGAGGCGTTGTTGGACATGCCCACCAAGGGGTCGGAGGAGGAATGACGAACGAATTCTACGTGGAGTTCCCGGGATCAGACCTTATCGGGTGGGTATCATTAGCTCACCAACAAATGGGAGGGTCCTGATGGGAGCGATAACGTTATTCAGCGGAGGGAGTAGCTGTACCTGCCAAACCCAGTGCAGTTGCCCTCCCCCCGAGCCGCCGAACCCCAATCCTTTCAAGTACACGATAGTAGCCCAAGAGGACCGGAACGGCCATTCGATTCTGGTGGTGGACTACGAAGGATGTACCACCTTCGATGGCCGAAAGCTCCTCCTCACCCGAGGCGTCTACAAGGACAATGGAAAGTTGGACCCCCACTTCTTAGGGGGTGGGCATCCAGTGCTGGCCAGATTCGAACCGACAGAAGAGGGTGTCCGACTAGCCCGACTCTGTGCGGATCTGCTACCGGAGGGCAATTGCCCTAAGGGGGAATCGTAATGTCATTTGAGCTGATGGAGTTCGTAGAGCGGGTACTGGCCATCGTCGACGAGGAGAGTGGTATTGACAAGCTGCGCACGTTGAACTGGCAGTTCGTCAAGGACTACCGGATACCCCCGGGGGTGGTAGGGAAAATCAAGGACTACCTGGGAGAGGCTCTTGTTGGGGGTGGGGCGCGGGGCGCCAGTGAGCGGGCCATCGGGTTCTATCAGGGGATGGCGATGGCCGTTTGCCTCTACAAGTACGTCGACTTGGCGGTGCAGGATGTCCCGGAGGGGATGGAGGCCCTCATCAACGAGTTGGCAGCGGCGGAGACGGCCCGGAAAGAGGCGGTGAGCGATTCTCGTCAGGTAACACTGGAGCTCAAGGTAGCGCTCCCCCGGTTGAGCAAGCAGACTTCCTTCATCACGAAGGTGTGCTCCCTGCTTCCACCTAGCCATGTGGGGCACGGGATACGTACTTTCCTCATGGCCGTCTTGGAGCAGGCCAAGCAGGCCAAGCCGGAAAAGCTGGACAACTGATGGCTGACAAGTACACGAAGCTCCACACCAAGGTAGAGCTCGACGCCCTCATGGAGCTGGAGTTGCTGTTCTACGGGAACGCCCTCTCCTTGGAGGTGGAGACGCCGGAGGGGACCATGTACCGCCTCTTGGACCCCCTGAAGGTGCGGGTGCATTCTTTCGGCGGGAACAGGATATTCACCCATGATGGGCGGGCGTACACCAAGGACCAACTGGGGGTGATGCGGGAGGAATTCCGCAAGATGCGTGAGTCCCCCGACCACTCGAGAGTGCTGCCGATGGGCACACTACCTATGGGGCTCGGGGGCGCCATAAAGAAGTCCCACCAGGAGGGGGACGTCACGGTCATCGACGAAATGAACTTCCACGAGTGCTCGGTGCTGAGCGGGGAGAACGATGGGGAGTGAGCAGAAGATTCTGGGCTGTCCTGGGGCTGGAGTGATGCAGAACGTTGGAGAGGTGTACTGCCACGTCACTGGCGGCGTGATCAGCAAGGGGAGCACTGCGGCCGAGGCGGTCATTCAGGCCGCCGATGAGCACTACGACCAGGAGTTTGAGTAGATGGGAGAGCTTGAAGACCTGCGCCGGGAGAACCGGAAGCTGCGCATCGTTGTGAAGGGGTTGAAGCAGCGCATTCCCCCCAAGGATTGGCGCAAGGAGCGGGACGCTTTGGTGGGGCGGCTGGCTGAGTTGGCTGAGGAAGTGGCGAAGATGTCCCAAAGGGACCCCCTGGGGGTGGAGGGCCTGGTGCGGCAATTGGATGAGCTGTTGCGGGGTATGAAGAGAGCCCTCGGCGGGGATGGACTTGCCACAGTGAATCGGGTAATGCGAGGCATCAAAAGGGGGAAGAAGAACGTTAACATGAAGGTGTTTGCCCTAGTGACCTACGCAGCAGCTCGAGGGATTCCGATCACGTCATGGTTCCTAGAGTCTGAGAAAGCCTGGGTGAACGATGTCGGCGGGTACATGCCCAAGTGCTCGGACCACGTGGTCTTGCAACGCATGGAGGCGGAGTTCTTCTCGGACCTGTCTTGGGACCACTTGAAGGTCCCCGATTCCCAGCATGGGTGGATGGACCCAAAGGGGGAGTTCCAGGGGTGCCTGGGCACTGAGAAGGACCAATACGCTATGTGGGTTCTCGAGAGTTCCTCCTGGGAGCTCAAGTCAAATGGATGGGCGTGGGTGAACGACGGAGTGTTGGAGGGGTTCGACATCTCCGAGGCGCAGGAGGAGGAAGCTACCAGGAGGGGGTTTTTCCTTGACGAAGATGAAGTAGGAGAGGCGGAAGATGCCCTTTAGCAGAGAAGTAGTTCGGGGGGTGCTTATTACTTAGGAGGGAGTTTGGCAATGGAACACGCAGACAAAGTGGAAGCGGCCAAAGCCGCCATTGAGGAGGTGTTCGGAGACACGTCGGTGAGCCAAAGGCAAACCCGGGACTCACTGGAGGAGATCGCCGGCCGCATCGACGTCATGTTGGATACCCTCAACGACAACGAAGAGTTCTAGTATGGGTTTCCCTTTAGAGCCTTCGGGCGGCGGCAAGGAGGACTATGGTACTCCTCAGGAGCTGTACGACTATTTCGACCATGTGTTCAGGTTCGACCTGGACGCCGCCGCCCATGCTGGGAACCACAAGTGCGAGCGGTGGTTGGGGCCGGGGTCCCCGTTGGGAGAGGATGCGTTGGCGTTGCCCTGGCACGAGCTGGGGACTCGTATCTTCCTCAACTTCCCCTACAGCCGGGGAACGAACGGGCTGTGGGTGCGAAGGGCGTACGAGGAGAGCCGGTGGCCCAACACTCTCGTGTTCGTGCTATGCTACTCCAGGCACGAGACGGAGTGGTGGCGTTGTGCGGTACCGATGTCGGATACGGTGTTCCCCCTCGACCCAAGGGTGAAGTTTGACGGAGCGAAGCACACGGCCCAGGTCCCGAACTCGGGGGTGCTGTTCACCCCCTGGAGTGAGGGGCCGCCAATGTACCGGCCGGTGACATGGACTGAGTAACTAATGGAGGAACAGGTGATGAAGAAGAAAGCTGAGTTGTTGTCAGCGTTGGCGGGAAAAGTGGCCTTCGAGGATGAGCTTATTCGTCGGCAGGGGGCAGTTTCGCCCCTGTTGTTGGCGGTAGCGGACGAGCTGAAAGGGGTGGCGGGCATCGCCGAGAAGGTGAAGGGGAGGACGTTTACGAAGGAGGAGGCTTCTCGAGTGCAGGATCTCATCCTTTGCCGAGTGGTGGATGCTTTGCAAGGCGCAGCCATCCTGAGCTTTTCGCGTAACACTGCTATTCGCAGCGAGTCCGACGCCGAGGGCGCCGAGGAGCGGGGGTTGGAGGCCCTGGAGGAGGTGGTAACTGATGCACTCGACCGCTGCCGCTCCGTGGGGCAGCGCCCCCCCAAGCGGGACCCGTTGTTTGAGGAAACCTCCTTGAAGAAGGTGGTGTACGCCTTCCCTGTCCTTGAATTGCTAGAGCACATCACGGTGGCGTTGATCCGCCAGGTAGGCTACAGGTACAATCGCTTGTTGGACTGCGAAGAATTCGAGGGGGAGGTGGGCGTAGTGGGGGAGGCAGGGCAAGTGTCCCCGGTCACCACCACCGTCACACGACTGGAGTTGGCTGAGGATATAGGCACGGGGGAGAGAATATACACTGCGGTCATCATGTCCGACCCGGAGTCCACAGACCCGGGCGACATGATCGGTTCCCTCACCCTGGAAGGAGAGTTGGTGTGGCGGTGCAAGGGCACTCACGATGACGTGTCCAAAACTTTGAGGGATATAGCGGGGAAACACTCCCGCTCCGAGTTGGGAGAAGAGGATGAAGAGCCCTATTTGCCGGGGATGGAGCCTGAACCCTCCACAACAGAGGGCGTGGGGGAGCGCTGCAAAACGGCGTCCCCGTCGGGGGAGGAACCCCCGCCTTTGGCAAAGACCATCGTCTCCGTGGAGGAAGTTGCAGAGGAGGAGGACGTCGTGCTGCTGCGGGGAGTAGCGCTCATTCGGGAAGACGGGGAGTTGGAGGATGTGCCCGTGCTCGTTGTGGACAAGGGTATGCTTGTGCGGGTCGTTGCCCCCCTGTTGGGGCAAAAAAACGAAGGGGCGTGATGTGCTACCGGAGTGACGACCACGTGGATTTGGGAGGGACCGTCCCTTTCAGGGTTGCTCCTGGCTTCGACGGGGTCTTCCCCGTACCTAAGAAGAAGGTGACGATCAGCATCACGTTGGGGCCGGGGGACAAGGTAGAGGCGGAGACGATAACGGAGGACCTCCTTGATGAAAGCTGACGAGGTAATAGAAAAACTGGGCTTGTCGTTGTGCACCGCTGTGTACTACACCATGCGGCTGCTCCGGGAGCAGCAAGGGATGACCCAGGTGGAGGTGGCGGAGCGGATGGGGGTGCACCCGGTCGCAGTGTCCAAGATGGAGCGGCACGACAATCAGGATATTCGACTGCTCACCTTGGTTCGCCACGCTGAAGCGCTGGATGTCCCTGCGATTGACTTGCTGACGAGTGCTGCGGCGGTGTGGGACCTGGCCGTGCAAGGCGTCAAGCAAATGCCCCCTAAGAAGCGGCGTAGGGCCTATGAGTCGGTGAAGGAACTCAACAAGCCCCAGATGTTGCAGGTACTGCTGACGATGGGGGAGGCCAATGGGTAAGAAGGCCAAACCCCCCGTAGGGGACGCTGCCATCGGGGACCGGGGTACCCTCCCGGGGGTGGAGACATTTCCGTTGGCCTCACTGGGCCAAGATGCCGCTCGCCAAAGGGATGGGACAAAGAAAACTCGGAAACAATCCTTGATGCCGGGAGGACAGTCTGGCAAAGTTAAGGGGTGCTGACTCCGGGGGATCGGCTCTCGGGCGTGCATGACGCTCGGGCGATGCAGCCGGTCGAACAAATCCCGAAGAGAACGGGCACGATACGAAGGAGTAGATTTGGACGTCAAGAAGATCACGCTGAAGGAATTAGAAGAGGCGCAGAAGGGAGTACGCTCAGTCAGAACTCCGATGCGCGAGCTGACTTCACATTCGCCTCCCGACAAGAAGTTGCAGGATGTCCGGCAGGCCAAAGCACCCAGTAATTCTTTCTCCGGAGGCATGCTTTTCCCTCTGCCAGGATCCTCCGAGAGAGACCTTGCCGAAGGGCTGCGTGATCCCTCCATTCCTCGGCTCACCGAACGTACGGGGCCCACTGCCCTCCAGAGGGCGGCTGCCCTCAAAGCTGAATCGCTGTTACCACTGCAATTCCCATGGGGAACTGCTCAAGCCGTTCCCATGCCTTGGATGCGAAATGGACCGCCGGACCAGTTGGAGTTCCACCAAACTCTACTCAGCATGCAGGTTGAGGGGCTCCGCCCGTTCCCTCGGAGAACCGCAGTACGGAGGCTTTCCCTCGTCGAGAAGATTGGAGAACGAGAGTTCACTGCTCAATTCCAACTTGAGAAGCCAAAACCCACCGCTGTGTCCTGGAATTCGAACTACGGCTCGCATGGATGGCATCGCTACGTAGGGCGTTTCCCCCCACATGTCGTTCGCACCTTGCTGAACTACTTCGGAGCAGGCAAATCGGACGTCGTGTGCGATCCGTTTCTCGGTAGCGGGACTACGGCCGTCGAATGCCGCCTGCTCGGAATTCCTTTCGTGGGAATCGAGGTCTGTCCGCTTTCCGCCCTCCTGTCTTGGACCAAGGCTGCGTTTCCACTTGACCCTCAGTTGCTGCGTCAGGGCGCCAAGCAGTTCGTGCGGGACTATTGGAGGGGCTGGAATTCGTTCCTTGGCGGCAGGGATGTTCATTCTCTGGACCACTCGGCGATACTCGCACGCCCCGGCAATCCCGTGCCTGCCTTCTCCAATGTGGAGCGTTGGTTCACTCAAGAAGCCTTGCTTGGTGTCTCGATCGCTGTTGAACTCGCCTTGAAGGAGTCCGGGTTTGCAAGGGATGCTCTCCTCGTTGCACTCTCGGCGAGGATGAGGAGCATCGGCAATGTTGACGTCGATGTCGTTCGAGCGGAATACAGAGCCACTCCCAGAACGGACGTAAACGTAGGTGAAATTGTGGCCAAGCACATCAACAGAATGGCGAATAGCATTGACGCATCGGTTCATTCGCACGGCGATCTTGTTGGCCCCCCAAATGCTGTCACCGTGCATGAGGCTTCGGTCCTTGACGTCGATCTTGGTGCCCGCTCTCTTACTCACGTCATCACGTCCCCACCATATGGCGTAGAGGCATTGAGCTACCTCCGAACGCACTTGCTCTCCTATCGGGCCCTTGTGGCTGAACTCAAGCACGACCCCTACGAGACTCGGGACAAGACGATTGGATCCGAGTATGTAGAACCACTCGCCGTGGGGGATAGGCCTGGCGTGCGAAAGGTCTCTCCCACATTCCATGAGTTCTTTGGCGCTGAAGAAGTCGCCCCCAAGATGGAAGCCCGCCGGCGAGCGATGATGCAGTTTTTCCAGGACATGCTGTCCGTTGGAGAGCGGATGTCTGAGTGGCTGGACGATGGTGGGCAAGTAGCTTTCGTCGTTGGAAACAAGAGGCTCGGTGATAGGGTGATTCCTACCGATGAGATTATCTGCGAGGTGTTCGCATCTGTTGGTTTGCGGACGACGGGCGCAATAAGACACAAGCTGAAGACGAACAATAGCAATTCGCAGGTGCCGTGGCAGGATAGGATCATTCAGGAAGAGGCGATCTTGCTATTTCAAAGAGAAGCCAGAACATGAGGTGGTCAGAGGGGCTTGCTGAGGTAGTGAGGAACGCCCTGGCCAAGAGGAGCCCCACCGCTGACGATATCGTGTGGGAAGTGAGGCGGTGGGTAGAGGCTCGTGGGAAGGCGCTGGGCGTCCACATCCCAGTCGACAAGTTGAGAATCGGCATTGCGCTGTTCCACAATCAATTGGTTGTGGAGGGGAAAGGAGACTTCTATACCAACTTGTGCATCAAGGGTTACGTAATTCCGTACACGTGGTACCGAAAGCACGCCGGGACAATCCTCTCCGGCTTTCACATTATGCCCCTTCCGTTCGCGGGAGAGGAGCGCGAGGAGGCGCCCGTGTACGTCATTCAGCACCCGGTACGGGGAATCCTGGAAGTGCAGTCACAAAAGGAGGCGAAGAAGCTCGCCGATGATTACGCAGCTCAGCAAAATGCTTGGGATGGAGCTCCCCCCCTCGTGTAGCGAGGCCTGGGAAGAGGTTTGGGCTTGGGCGGTTTCGGGTTGGTTGTTGCTCTCAGTAGGGCTCTTGGTGGTGTTGTTGTTTGTCGCTGCCTCAACCGTAAAAAATAGGAGAGTGGGATGGATTTATCAATTGTAGCTGACCCCGGAATGATTCCAGAGCACAAGTGGGTGCCCATCGCCCCCGGTTTTACGAAGTACGATTCGGGCAAGGCAGTGTACGTGCAGGACATCAGGACGGGGAAGTGCGTTGCTGCCGGCGATTACCAGCCGATGGGATTCCTGTTCATGGCGGCACAGGCTGAGGGGTTGGCTTGTACGTCGGCGAGGGAGCGGCAGGAAGCGGCGCTGACCGCCGCTCGGGAAGTGGGAGAGGAGATCGAGCGCCGGCGGAAGGGCGGCTGATGTTTGTCGTTACTACCGACCACGTCCGGGTGCTGGTGCGGCTTATCAGGAGTTACGAGGCCGTCATCAAGCTGGTGGGGGATGAGCTGCTGCCGTTGCAGCTCCGGAGGAAGCTGGCGCTCAGCCACTTCCAGGAGGACATTGACCCTGGCCCGGTCATTAAAGCGGCGATGGGGATAGAGCCGGCCACGTACGACCGCCTGGACTACGAGTTCTCCGAGGGGCGCTTGTTATTGCACCTGCGGGTGCCGTTCGGGGACGGGGTGGAGATGCACGGTAAGATCCCCGCCATAAGTACTCCTGACTACAAAGAAGGCTTGTTCTTCCCCTACGCTCGGTTGGTTGAGATAGCTTCCGCTACGCATACGGGGATGGAGAAGGTCACCTTCGCTGCCGACCTCGCTGTTTCCTGGGCGTACCCCGACTTCGACGTCGACGCCCGTACTGATTGGGTTCCCTGATCCTTGCATGTGCCAGGTAGGGGCTGTAGAATGGCCCCGGGAGGTGCGCTCAGTGGCTTCTTCAGTACTCAACAGCATACTCGACCACCCTGGCTTGGGGAAGTTAGCCGAGGCTCGCCAGGCCCACCCGAAGTGGGCGGAGGGGCGCCCCTCGCGGCCAGGGTTGCGGGTGGGGTTCACTCCCTACCCTCACCAGAAGCGGGCGCTGGAGAAAGCCCGGCGGAATGGGGGCCGCCTCATCCTTGCCCATGGCGTGGGCACGGGGAAGTCCTTTGTGTCGGTAGCTCTTGCTGAGGACGTGCTGAAGCAAGGTGGGGGGCCGATCGTAGTGATCACCCCCGATGGGCTGAAGACCCAGTTTGATGAGCAGGGCATTGAGAAGTTCACCAACCGAGACGGCTTCGTTATCCAGACCGGGAAGGACGTTGCCTTCCTGAAGAAACTCCAAGTGCAGAACAACCTCCCTGACTACATCGTGTTGGGGTGGGCCATGGTCCGCCGTCATGCGGCGGCACTGAGTGCCCTGTCCCCGGGCTTGGTGATAGCGGACGAAGCTCAGAGGATGAAGGACCCAAACTCCCAGAACTTTCGCTCCTTCATGGAGCTGCGGAGGGGGGTGCCCCATTGCCTCCTGTTGACTGGCTCGATAGTTTCCAACACCCCCAACGACATGATGCCGCTATTGTCGGCGGTGTCGGACGGGGAGATTTCGGCCAAGGGGCGGTTGTCTCGACAGGTGACTACCCAGGTGGGGACGTTTGAGGGGCTGTTTGGCCGGGAGCGGGGGCAAAAGGCGGTCACTGAACCCGAGACCCTTATGAAGTTGGGAGAGCAGTGGATAGACTTCGTCTCCACTGAGGACCTGGGGAAGTCCCTGCCCCCTGTGACTACGGAGTATATTCCGGTGGAGATGTCCTCCCAGCAGTGGGATTTTTACCAGGAGGAACTCCGGGGAGTTCCGTCGTCCATTGTTCGGCGAATCATTGCCGGCATTGTCCCAAAGAGGAAGGAACGGCACCACGTCTTCGCTCGGGTAACCAAGGCCCGCCAGGCAGCGCAGTCCACGCAGAATCGTTTTGGGCTGAACGACAAGATGCTGGAGACCTCCACCAAGCTCGAGCGAGTAGCAAGTGATGCCGAGGAACATTTGGCGGCAGACCCCCGCAACAAGACGGTCATCTATTCCAACTTCATCAAGGGGGGTGTGGAGGCAGTCCACTATGCGTTGACGCAGCGGGGGATACCCCACTCCATTTTTATCGGCGCCGGCCGGGAGGTTGGGGAGCACGAAATCAGCAAAGAAGGGCGCCAACAAGCGGTCAAGGACTTCAAAGCAGGCAAGACTCGAGTATTGGTGCTTTCAGGCGCAGGGGCTGAAGGGTTGGACCTCAAGAACGCCAACATGTTTCAGGCCATGGAGGGGCACTTCAACCCCGAGATCATCCGTCAGGCCCAAGCCCGGGTACGCCGTTTGGAGGGGCAGGCCCAGTTCGCTCCGGAGGACCGTCGAGTGATCGTGAAGCGGTATGTCTCGGTGGAGCCCAACCCCGGCTTCCTGGTGAAAGCCTGGCGGAAGCTGCGCAGTGGGAGGACTGCCCACCACACTACGGATGAGTGGGTGTACAACGTGGCTAAAGCAAAGCACTTTACCAATGAGGGCGTGCGGATCTCTTTGTCCGGCGCCCACCCCCTGAAGCCGGGGGAGGACCCCACTCCGGAGATGTGGTTGTTGACTCGGCCGCACAAGTACATCTCCCGTACGTGGAACATTATGCGGGGGGAGTGGGAGTACGAGTACCCCAAAGAGTTGTAGTGCTGGGCCTCTTGGGCCAAGTACATCCCTGAGGAGGAGAGCTCCCTCAGCAGAAAAGTCGAGTAATCTTGACAAACCTATACAGGTTGCTATCCTGTAACCAGGAGGGCAGCGTCATGTGTGGGGGAGATCCCTTAGAAGTAGTTCGGGCCTTGAGGGAGCAAGTTGCTCAGTTGAGGCAGCACAAAGAGCTCTTGGAGGAGCAGCTGAGCAGCACAAGGCGCCGGGTCGATCTACTTGAGGTCAACATCACGGAGTTGTGGCATCGGGCGGTAGCTCCCGCCCCCCTCAATAGTTACTTAGACATTCCTGAAGACTCCTTCAGTGCTTGGGTTGAGGACAGGGCAGGTGCATAAACGGCGCATATCCCTTGTTCGTGAGGTCAAAGCGGCCATACAGTTGGTGTGCCTCCTGATCCGTTCCTTTTTTAAGAAGCAGCCTTTTCTGGACCGTCCGCGAAGATAATGGTACACTTCCCCTCTGGAGGTAGGATGGACGAGCACTTCGCCCTTGGAGTTGCAGACGCCTTGGCCAAGGAAGCCGGCCTGTCATTCATCATCCCCGCTGTAGTTGGGTACAAGCGGGGGCACGGAGCCAAGCATGCCACAGCAGTAAATGTAAGTACCGGCGCAGCCCTGGCGGCGTTGCTGAATCCTCGGCTGGTAGCCAAGCGCACTGGAAGCATCTTCCGGCGTACGCGAGTAGCCCGTAAACTCTCCCCGTTGGCCACTGTGTTGGGGGGTATGCTGGGCTATGGCGGTGGTGAGCTGGGAGGGTTGGCAGCCAAGGGAATAGGGAGAATAGCGAGGTAGCTATGCCATTTGAGAGCCGTGCCCAGCAAAGGTTCCTGTTCGCCAGGAAACCTCGACTTGCGCGGAAGTGGGCCGACGAAATGAAGGCTAAAGGGCAAAGCATCAAGAAGCTCCCGGCCAAGAAGACAAAGTCAGATCCTGTAGAGACCATCAGCAAGAACGCCGGGGCTGCGGGGGCCGTAGCGGCCCTGGAGGGGATGGAGAAAAGCGCTGGCCCTCTTACCGCCCTCCTCTTCCACAGGTTTGCCCTCAGGAGAGCGCAGGCACAAGCCAAGACTCGCCATAGGCGTAGTGGTTCGCCCAAGCGTCGACGCTAAAGGGAAGGTCGACAGCGGACTACCCCCGCTCGCAGCTGGCCGGGCCAACTACGGGCGGGGGTGGACCAACTACTCCTCTTCCGAGTCTTCCGGGTCCTCCTCGAGGAGGAAGAACCGGCAGTTTCCAGTGCACAAGCAATCCTCATCGGGCGGGGCGGGGAAGCCACCCACGTCTTGCTCCTTGATGGAGCAGCACAACTCCCCCGAGCTCCTTGTGTAACTCTCTGCACAACCCATTCTATATTCCCTCCTTCGCCGAGTGTCCCCCGGCTTGGTGGACAGGTACACCCTGTCACTGTTCTTATGACAGGAAAAGGCAGAGATTACGCAGTGATCCACTTGTCCAGCAGGGTGAAGCGCCGAGATACTCGGGCGTTGTTGACAGCCCACCTGACGGAGGACTCCTCCCCTACCAGGATGACCCTCTCGGCCCCTCGAGTGACGGCGGTGTACAGCAAGTTCCGCACCCGCATGATGCTGTGGGAGGAGTGGAGGGCTATGACTGCGCAGCCGTACTCCGACCCTTGGGCCTTGTGGACGGTAATGCAGTAGGCCAGCCGGAGCTGGTCGGTAGCCCCCTCGAAGTAGGGGACCGGGAAGGGGCGGTCCGGGTACTCCACCCACACCAGGGCCTTCTTCGACTGCAGCTGCACCTTGATGCGGGCGGCCAGGTCGATGTCCCATTGCAGGGGGGCGAGGTCGGAGGGTTCCGGCACAACCACGCCGATGTCCCCGTTGAAGATGGACAAGTCATAGTTGTTCCGGGTGTGGATGACCTTGTCCCGAAGCTTGATCTTGTGGCCGTGCTGTTCCAGCAAGACCGGGTTGTGGGGGTTGAGCCGCTTCTGGATCTCCTCGTTCAGGAGGTCCACCCCGAGCGGGCCGGCGTAGGTAGGGGCCAGTACTTGAACCCCCCCTTTGTACACTCCGGACAGGTGCTCCTTGATCATCCGGCTCACTATGGCCTCTCTGGCCTCGTCCGGGTCGTCAAACTTGACCCAGCGGAAGTCGTCGAGCCGCCCCTCGTCCGCTTTGCTCCGGGGGATTCTTCCCTGGTTGATGCGGTGGGCGTTCCTAATGATCATGCTGGATTGTGCCTGGCGGAAGACTTCCGTTAGTCGCATGGTGGGTAGGACCCCACTGAGGAGGATGTCCCGGAGCACGTTGCCGTTGCCCACGCTGGGGAGTTGGTCGACGTCCCCGATCAAGATGAGGCTCCCGTCTTCCGGTAGGGCGTCCATAATGCGGAAGGTCAAGTGGTTGTCCAACATGGACGCTTCATCCACGATGACCACGCCGGGGGGCAGCGGGTTATCCCGGTTCAGCCCCCACCCTCCCTGCAGTTGGTTGTCCTCCTTCTCTGTCTTCTCCCCCTTCTTGCTGCGGTTGCTGGGGCAGAAGTGGAGGGCCCGGTGGATGGTCATGGCCGGCTGGCCGGTGACCTCCTCCATGCGCTTGGCCGCCCGGCCGGTGGGGGAGCACAGGAAGACCTCCACATCTGCACTCTCGAACGCCATCAGGAGGGCCTTCAGCAGGGTAGTCTTCCCGGTTCCTGGCCCGCCGGTTACGATTAGGGCATGGTGGTTCAAAGCCAGGTGCAAGGCTTGCTCTTGCCCCTTGGAGAGTTCAAGGGAACCCACCCCTTCTTGCCAAGCGGCTTTGTTGAAGTGGAGGGGGTGCCCTCGGTCTCGGGAGAGTGCCCGTAACCGTTTCCCGATGTACTGCTCCCTCTCCAAGGTCCTGGCGAGGTACACGAAGGCCTCCCCCTCCTCTTCGTCCTCGACCAGGGAGACCTTCCCCTGCTCGACGAGCCTCTCCAGCCCCCGCAGGGGGAGGTCTTCCAGCCCCTCTTCGTCTTGGAGGGTGGAGTAGACTTCGTCCTCGAACTCAGTCAGGGGGAAGCAGGTGTGCCCGTTCCTTTCGATGGTCTTCAGGGTGTGCCAGCAGGCCGCTGCCATGCGTTCGACGCTCTCCCGGTCGATGCCTGCTCGCAGGCCGGCTTTGTCAGCCGTGCGGAAACTGATCCCATCGAGCTCAATGAGGCTGTACGGGTTGTCTTTGATGATCTCCTGCGCCTTCTCTCCCCAGCGGTCGTGGATGCGCCGCAGGAACCGGGGCGGCACCCCGATGCGGCAGAGAAACGTCAGCAACTCGTGGAGGTACTGGTGCTCCCGCCAGGCGTCGACAATGGCGGTGACACGCCCTTCCCCCACCCCCTCAACTTCCAGCAGGCGGAGGGGGGCGGTATTCAAGACGTCAATGGTGTCGGACCCGAAGGCCTCAACGATGCGCTCCGCAAGGGTAGGGCCGATCTGGTCCGTGAACCGTTGCAGGAACTCTATCATCCCCTGCTGGTCGTGCGGGAGAGCGGGAGCAAGGAGGTGGACCCGAAAGATGTCACCGTCCCCTCGGCGGTCCTTCTCCCATTCCCCGGAGAAGGAAATTTGCTCCCCCTCCTGGACGAGATCGAATTCGCCAATGATCTTCATGCTGTTGGGCCCGTCTTCCTCTGCTTGAGAGAGCTTGACAATGCCTATGCAGAAATCCCCTCGGCGGAAGATTTCCCGGACGAAGGTCCCAGTGTACTCCTCAGGTTCTTTCATCAGTGCATCTCCGCCTTAGGCGGGGCGTTGGTCATGACGTCCTCCGCAGTCATCTGTCGCAGCTCTTCATGTACCCTCCCGGCGCCGGGGCCGGCGAGCTTCCCGATGAACAGGTCGTCCTGGTACGGAGCGAAGACGAGGAAAACACCTACCCGTACCGCCATAACAAAGAAGCCGTGCTCCCTCAGGTATGTGCAGGCGGGGCAGTCTTCCCCCTTGCACAGCTCCTTGGCGGGGTCGAACTCAGTCTCTATGGCGGCGCGCAGGTTTGGCGGCCAGTCCTTTGGGGACACGGCGCACCAGAAGTTGTCGTACCTGGTCCATTGGACGTCACCGAACGTCCCTTTGAGGAATGCTTCCAGTTCCTCTTTGGTTGCTCTCTTCACCTCGAACATGCTACCTCCTTAACTTCCACCCGGCTAACGACCAACCGTCGTCCCCGACGTGGTGGTCGGAGCAGCTCAGCTGCACGTGGTACCGGTACCGGTACGGGAACACTTCCGCCGTTGTCTTCCCCAGTTTGTCCAGGGAGCCCTCCTCGTCCAGGAAGACGATGACGTCCTTGTCCGGGATGAAGATTCCTGTACCGCTGTGCTCTCCACTGGAAAGCTCGTCGAATTCCAGCAGGGCAAAGGCTTCGGTCCCGTCCGCCATGCGGATTTCGCCGTTGACGATAACATACCCGGGCTGGATTTCGTACCGCTTCTTGCCGCCGGCGGTGAAGGAGACAACTTTCCCCCTCCCGAACACCAGCGCTGCTACGTTTCCTCGTGTTGCTGCTTTCATTCTACTCCTCCTTGTTGGTGGGGGCGAGCCCCGCAATGACGTCGGCAAGGTCAGGTTCATCCGGCACGGCCGCTTCGAGCCACAGCCCAGCGACTTGGTGCGAGTAGAGGAATTCGCCCTCGCTGACGAAGATGAGATGGCGGTGCTGCCCGCTGCCCGCCCAATGCACTTCCACGAAGCGCAGGTAGGGGTCGTGGCTGCCAGCCATGTTGTAGTGGGTCCACCCGTGGAACCACCAGTTGCCTGGCTCCACCGGTACTTGGTCAGTCCACGGCAGCAGCCCCACAACGATGTAGCCGCCCACCTGGTTCAGGATGTTGGCAGCGATTTGGGGACTGTGCTCGATACGGGTTTCCAGCTCCCAGCATCGGGTGCACTTTTTGGCGTCCGGGAAGGCCGCCGGCTCCCTGCAACGTTGGCAGGGGGGATTGGTAGGGTCCTCCATTTGCTCCTCCGTAAAAGTTGTTGGTCCTCTTCGTGGCTCTTATAGCTCGACTGGGGGGGGAATTGAGTTTCTTTACAACTGCCTGAAGTTAGGGCATACTCTGGGGTGAAGCGAGGGAGCGATGGCTACCTACACCACCGAAAGAGGCACCAAGCTGGACACTTTCCGGAACAACGTGGAAACCGTTGTGCTGGACTTCCGGGTGGAGTGGCGCCGAGGGCCCGTGAATCACCTCCTCTACGCTGCTGTAATCCGCGGCCTCATCAGTGGGGAGATTCCCATGCCGCCGGAGGAATAGAATGAAAGAGAGGGAGTTCATCAGGCGCCTGCGCTTGGAGAAGACTGCCAAGGTGTTGACGGCCAGGGGGCCGACGGCAGGTCAAAGCAGACAACTTCGTCTTCCCCGCCGAGAAGGGGTATCCTATTCATGATCTCCGTCATGGCAGGAACGCGCTTTCTCGAGTGGCGCAGTACGGCACCCCCGAAGAAAAGATTCGCGTTCGCATCGCTGTCTACAAAAAGTACCCCCAGTTGCAAAAAGGTGCTTGACATCCCCCTGAATAGATGTATAACTCCTATATAGGTTGTTTTACATTCAGGGGCCCCCGTTGACCAAGAAAGATGCTCAGTTGCCCATCCTCCTTACACGTAGGCAATACCACTGGTTGCAGGAAGAGGCCGCTCGCCGAGATATGTCCATGGGTGCTCTGGTTCGCAGCTACATCGATAAGGCCCGCACCAACGACGTCATGGTCGGCATAGACTGGGGTGCTGGTGATGAGAGTCGTACAGTCTTGGCCACCGTAGACCGGCAGGGGAACTTGATCGAAGTGAGGGAGTTTAAATGAGCAAGCACTACATACCAACCCTGCCCTTGAGTGGGCAACAACCCTAATTCGAGGAGGAAGATATGGGACTGAGAACTGGCGCAATGACAGCCGTTGCGTACCACTTGGAGAAGGACAACCGAACAGTGAACCTTACCACTGTACGGGAGCTATTGGAGGAAGGCAAGTTTGCAGAGCTGGTCCGCCCTGGGCCGGGGAACCTCCGCTCGGCTGGGTGGGTGGACTACAACGACATCCATGGGACTGACAACCTGGTCTTGGAGGCGGGGGAGTTCCTTGTCTTCCTGTACCGGATTGACGAGGTCAAAGTGAGCAGGACCCAGGCGAAGTTGGTGGCTCAAAAGCGCATTGCCGCCGCCGCCCGGGAGAACGAAAGGCCGTTGACCAAATTGGCCAAGCGAGACATCTACGAGGACGTCATTGACGAGATGGCCCGGGGCTCTTACCCGGTCATCAAGTTAGTGGAGGTGGCGTGGGACACGTTGTACAACCGCCTCTACATCTTTTCCACGGCGAGGGGGACCCAGGACGAACTTCTTGAAGCGGTCGCCCCCATCGTGGGGGTTTCGCCGGTGCAGACGTTCCCCTACGTGGTAGCGCAGCATTGTTTGGGGGAGGGGAAAGCCGACGAGCTCATCGAGGCGGGAGGAGGTGACCCGGACGGGGATTTCCCGAGCAAGGTGGAGGCCTCCCGGCCCTGGTGGTCGCAGTTCCTGCTGTGGACGGCCTACTGCTTGCGTGACCAGGAGTTCGTCAAGGTGGAGGGGGTGGGTATCGAGGTATACTTTGAAGACAAGGCGGTGTTCGGCAGCTTGTACGACCAATCGTTGATTACCATTCAGTGCGACGATCCGTTCTCTTGCCCGACAGGAATGACCGCCCTTAAGGAGCAGCGAGTGCCGGTGGCGGCTAAGATGACTATGCTGGCTGAGGTGGATAAATTCCCCCGGCGGTGGAAGTTCACCTTCGATTGCGACAAGAACATACTGTCCGGAGTGAGGGTCCCCAGGTACACGTTCGAGGAGTTCGAGGAGATCATCAGCGAGCGGCTTGGCGCCCTTACGGCCCTCCACAACACCCTCCAGAAGATGTTCAAGGTGTTCCTTACGCTCAAGGGCGACGAGAAGGGGTGGGAGAAGCACCTGGCAGAGGTCAAGCGCTGGTTGAGTATTGAAGACGGCGAGTAGTTCCCCCTCCCATTTCCCCTTCGATTATCGTATACTCCCTACGGAGGAGCAACCATGCTTGGTTTTTGGCGAGGGATACGTGCAGAATTCCAGAAGGAAGCTACTACCCGTCCTGATACTCCTCGACGCCGTGCTCACGGTAGTCGCATTCGTAGTGTTCGGTGCGCCCGAGGCTAACCCGTTATGCGCTTGGCTGTTGTCAGTAGGGGTGGGGGTATTTGGCGCAGTGAAGGTCGTTGTGGCGGTCTTGGCCTATGTTTTGTTGCATGCCCGCGGCAAATGGGTTAAGGTTGTTTTGGGGGCGTACATTGCCTTGGTACTTTGGGATTTATCGGTAATCCTTTCTTACCTACTGGGAGGACGCTAATGCCAGGAGAGGAAGCCCCAAAAGAAGTCACGGTGGAGGACATCTACCTTTTACTCAAAAGCAGGCCCCGAGGACCTGGGATTTCGTGGATGCACACGATTCTCCAGATAGTGATCTCCTTGTTGGTGGTTGGGACCGCTGCCGTCATTTACGTAGGGAAGACAGCAGAAAAGGAAAGCGAGGAGGCCGTTGCCCCCGTGATAACCCGAGTTGAGGTTTTGGAGAAGGCCACGGCTGACTCTGTGAAGCAAATGGAGGAAAGCGCTACCAGGTCGATTACGGCTGTGGGTGCGAGCGCAAAGAAAGAGGTGCAGGCCATTCGTAGGACGATCGAGGGTAGCGAGCGGAAGTCCGCCAGAGCCCTCGATGAAATCAGGAAAGATGTCGATAGTATGGCCCAGGACCAACGGGACATTACGAAAAAGCTCCATGAATTTGACATTCGTCAAGCCGTCATGGAGACCGACTTGAAGCAGCTGAAGGAAACCCCCCGAGAAAGTCCTTGACAGACTTCCTTGTGGTTGGGTAAGCTTCCTTTGTACCGCCCCACTGGCTGACGCCGGGGGCAAACGTCGGCATGAGCCTGCGTTTCTTGGCTGGGAGGCCAAAATGCCACAGAGCTTGTACTTGTTTTATTCTCTTTCGAGTAGCCTATCTGGCTTCGGGAGTGGTGCGCTCTGTGACAACCTGATTCCGTAACGATTTCCCGGAAATTGCCGCACAAGTAGACGCCGCATAGCTCAGCAGGTTAGAGCACTTCCCTGATAAGGAAGAGGCCGCTGGTTCAATTCCAGTTGCGGCGACCGGGGTGTAGGGTAGGCTGGTTACCCACCGGGTTTGGGGCCCGGGCCGAGAGGCATACGCAGGTTCGAATCCTGTCGCCCCGACTTTTCAGGAAATCATTTGCAGCTGTTGCTCAGGTAGCTCAGCTGGTAGAGCGGGGACCGAAGATCCCCGCAGCGGTTGGGTTGTTTCTTTGATACGTGCGTTCTCAACGAGTTGGGAGACAGGGGGAGGGTCCCCGCTCCAATCGTTGCTTTGCCGGGGTGGCGTAACTGGCAGATGCGCCGGCCTCAAAAGTCGGTGGCCGCAAGGTCGTGCGGGTTCGATTCCCGCCCCCGGTACTGCGCTCGGGTTGCCGAGCTGGCTCAGGCAGGGGACTTAAAATCCCTGGGGCGCAAGCCCACGTGGGTTCGACCCCCACCCCGAGCACTGTTCTTTGAGAGGATACCGAGGTGGCGTAATTGGCAGATGCGCAGCGTTGAGGGCGCTGTGGGCGAAAGCTCGTGGGAGTTCGAGTCTCCCCCTCGGTACCATGCGGGAGTGGCGTAACTGGCAGATGCGCTAGATTCAGGATCTAGTGGGCGCAAGCTCGTGGGGGTTCGAGTCCCCCCTCCCGTACCATGGGAAGGTGGCCGAGTGGTTGATGGCGCCTGGCTGTAGACCAGGTCCCGAACGGGTAAACACGGGGGTTCGAATCCTCCCCTTCCCACTACAAGTGGGCTTGCCGGGACCGGTACGGGGTGCTACAATGGGTGCCTGGAGGGTGACATGGACATTTTAAAGTGGCTCAGCGGGTTGTTGTCAGAGAATGGGAAGGCCAGCCTGGGAAGATGGGCATTCTGGGCGCTCTTTTTCCTTACTTTGTACATGTGGTACAACAGCCAAACGGTGGGGGAGCAGCAGTACAACCTGGTGCTGTGGATGCTCATTTACAACTTTGGCAAGAAGGGAGTTCCCCTCCTGAAGTTGTTGGCGGGGAGGGACCAGAAGGAGAAGTCGAATGCTGAAGCTCCTTGAGAAGTATTGGAAGTGGGTACTGGTGGCGGCCATGGCCCTCCTGCTCCTCATCGCTTTCTGGTTGTCGTGGACCATTCGAGGGTGTTCGCACGACGCCCAGGTCCATCAGCTGGTGGAGTCCATGCAGAGCCAGCAGGCCGAGTCGACCAGGCTCCTGCAAGCGACCTCGACACAGTTGGCGACCATGACCACCAACATCGTCAATTACCAAAGGACGGTGACTGAGCAGGCGGCAGCCGCCTGGGCGGAGCTGGATGAGCGGCTGGTTGAGGCGGAGAAGAAACGGCAGCAGGACTTGGAGGAGCTTACAGCGGCCGTCCGGGAGAAGTTGGCGGAGGAACACACTCAACTGCGGAGATACTATGACCACCTACTCGAGAACCCTGAGGCTGTTGGTGCTGACTTTGACAATTGGACTACTCCTCCCGAGTATTGGGAGGGCCCAACCAGCGGAGACAGCTCCCCCTGAGGACAAGGTCCTCGAACCCTCCAAGTGGCTGAAGAGCAGCCAGTGCTGGTGTGTTACTAGCGAACGACTCGCTACTGCCAGCTTCAAGTACAAGTCATGTGTGCTGTCGTTGGCTGCCTCCAAAGAGGCGGCAGCGGCCCGGGAGAAGCACCTGCTGGGCAGCTACGAGCTGGAAGTCAAAGGCGTCCGGACGTGGTGCGACACCCAACTGTCCCGGTTGCGTACTTCCTGTGACGACCAGATGAAGAACCTGGTGGCCCAGACCAATACCTTGGTGCAGGATGTCTCCCAGTCCTATGGGAGGAGGCTAAAAGAAGTCACCGGCCTGGTGGAACCCTCCAAGCCCTCCTGGTACCAGTCCCCCTTGTTCTGGGGTATCGTGGGGACAGTAGGGGGCGCTGTTCTGGGATTGGGGATTGGGGCGATGGCGTGGAAATGACCGCCAACGTCGGGGAGGGGTGCCTTACTTAAGTAAGGACCCCCTCCCCTAGTTGGGTGTCTTCAGTTCCGCTTTTTTGACCTCTTCTCTGGAGCATACCCCTTCCAGCGGGGGGTGACGGGACTTGCGTACCTTGCCCCCCGCTCGACCCCCTCTCCCCATACCTGGTAGAACGGGATAGTGCGGTACCCCCAGACTACTGGACTGGGAGGTGGAGTCAAGCGCCTACCGGAGGCCATAGGCCAGAGGTAGATGCGTTGAATTTCGTTGCTACTCCTACGTGGGCGCCAGCCGCTCAAGGCGGGCGACGATGTCTTCCAGGTCCTCAAGGATCAGTTTGTCCGCCTCCACCAGCTCTTGGAAGAGGGGCCTGTTCTCCCCCCTTTTCAGGATCTTGGTGATGGCCAGGTGGGCCCTGAGAGTCACGGCGTCCCGGCATCGAGCGTTCTTGGCGTTGGGGTCCCACAGCTGGTACGGGTGACCTTCTTCGAAGTAGTCCTCCCACCAGTCCGCATCAGGCATGAGGCCCACGTCGCAGTCGGTGTGGCAGTGTCGGCAGTGCCAGGAGATGCGGATGTTCACCTTTCCTGGCTCAGATGTTGACCGTGCACTTAGACGGGCGCCGTACTCATCCTCTTTCCGCAGGTAGGTGCGGCAGAGCGGGCACTGGATTGTTCCTCCTGCTACCGTCTCCTTGGCGAAGCTGGCGGCGCTAATGAGGCGCATCAGGTCCCCAGTTCGATCATGGACTGAACGGTCTTCTGCGCAGCTTCACCGATGAGGTCCCACACGACGGCGTTGCCCTTGACCTCTTGAGGGGTCAAAATGAGCATCCGGCTTTTGGGGACCTCCGGGTCGGCGTTGGTGATGACGAGCAATAGCCAGTACCTGAACCCCCCGTCGTCCAACGGCTTGGACAGGGTGGCTTGGTAGCACCGGCCGGCGATTATGCCTGTTTCCCGTTTGTCTTGCACCAGTTCGTTGAGGAGCAGAACGGTGGCGTCCTCAGCGGCGTTGCTGAGGTCGATGTCCTCCTTTAGGACTTCGGCTACGGCCGGACTGGCCTCTACACCTTGAGGAGTCCAGGGCCCCAAGAATTCAGCGAAGTCTTTGGCTCCAATGGTTTGGTTACTCATGTTCCCTCTCCGTTTTTGTGTTTGTTATTATTGCGGTCTTCCTTCTACTCCCCTTTCGCAGACGCAATACTTCATAATCCCCGTAGCTCTCCTCCCGAATCCACCCTTTTAAGTGCGCCCAGTCTGCAAAGGTACCTATTTCCGCCAAATGCAAAAAGTATCTATTTCGTGTCATCTTCCTTCTCCTTCAGAAAGGCGTTGAGAGTCCGCAACAACTCCCTCAAAGCATGCCTACGGGGATCTTGTACCGGAAGCACTAAGCACAGAGCGACAAACTCGTCACGATGTTCTTTCAACAACGTCAGTGCGTCATCTAAATCGTCGAGGATGTCGAACAGGCCATCCGCTGTTAGGTTGAGCAGACCTACCGCAAGTCCACTAGGGAGTGTCTTTTTTGCTGTTGTCCGGTGCTTCGCTGTGGTTTTCATCACTCGCCCCTTCTTCTCACTTGTCCCAACACTCCGGGCAGTAGTAGCGCCCGTCCAGCGTGGGCCACTTGTGCCGATTGTTTGCCGCACCACCACAACGTTTGCATTTGGTGAAATGACCGCAATTGCCTACCTCGGCGCCTGGCCACCTTGCCTCGGCATGCTGTCGGTTCTTGGGGTCGTAGGGGGTAACTCTGTATGGACGGATAGTCCAAAGATCGTTTTCTCCGGAACCGGGGACATTATCGTCACGACGAATGGAAAGTAGGTCGGAAATCTGCATGATCACGCCTGTGTACGGCCTTTCGCCTAAGAGATGACAGACCCGATCACCCACCTTGAACTCCGGCGTCGGCTTTTCGGGCTGTTCTTCTTCCAAGGGCGTGAGGTCGGCGGGGGGACACATCCACTCCCCGAGCGCCCCACAGCCCCTTAGACCACTATCCAGGACAACGTAGATACACCCCACGATGCCGCCTACCACCGTCCCCGGTCCTTGATGGGCAACCATCACCCTCTGTCCCTTGCGGAACCCGTGCCGGGACTCGGGCGTTTCTCTCGCCAGCCTTGCTGCCTCTGCGACTGCCATGGCCTTTCCTATGTAACGATCAGCAAGACGCAGCTGGAATTCAGCCCGTACCTCTACCGTTTCTATCTCTTGTCCCCCCACATCTTCGCTTATGGGCAGGCCCGACACACTAGGGTACGTCACCATGTACGAGTGTCGGGGGGGACGCTGCGGCAGTCGGGCCTTTGCCGCCTGCCCGCGTCGGTTTTCCCGCTCAAGAATGCAGCTGATGATGCTGTTCAGTGTTTTTTTCATGGTTTTCCTCCGACTCCTCCGTCGTTGGGCATTAGGATACTCTCCAATTTGTGCATGATGGCCTCACAGGCATCCCGAACCTCCAGGAGCATCCCATCCCCCTCAGGGGCCGCCTCGTTGATTTCGGCAATGAGGTCGCAGGCGTCGTCCTTGACAGCTGTCAGTATTGAACGGACCTCTTTCAGCCGCGCCGAGGTTTCCCTTGTCAGTTTGGCCCCTTCCAGCATAGCTCTGGCATTGGCCTCGCCTCCATGATGGGGGGCGAATACGCCGACCACCCCCACGCCGGGGACGGAGATGGTGTTGAACCAGTCACCATTCTCAAAGAAGGCCCTAAGCCTCTCTTCGAGTTGTCGGTATTTCGCCTTTTGCTCCGGACCCACTTTTTCAACAAAGGCGGTGTCCCCGAGTTGGGATTGCTCCAGCTCCTCCAGGCGGTGGATGAGGTCAGTGAGCATGCTCTTCCTCTACCTGCTTGACTTGGCTGGTGAGTTCCAGGGGGCCCCATTCCTCTTCGAGCCGGGCCCTCAGTTCGCCGATGTCCCGTAGGGTGCTCTGTTCGTTGAGTAGTCCCAACTTGTCGTTGGGGAACAGGCGCACCGTCAGTTCACCGATTTTGGCGGTGATGGTGAGGCCTCTAGTACTCGTCGTCTTCTTCGTCATCTGCATCCTCCATGTCCAGTTCACGGACTAGTTCGGAGACTTCTTCCCAGTTGCGCTGAATCCCAACGAGGTCCCGTTTCTCTCGTTCTTCCCGGGCTCGTACTTTGTCGAAGTTTGCTTGGTCCATCCGCCTCAAGATTTCCTCTTGGATGATGCCTGAAAGGACGTCGGGGGGAAGAGCGTCCAGCTCCCAGCATTCTTCCCCGTACAGAGCGACATATTCAGCAAAGCGGGAGTCGGTCACTTTGGCTGGGTTGGGCGGTGGGTTGTATTCTTCCACTTGGTCCATGTTCAAGCCGGCCCTGAACACCCGCGGGGGGTTGTGCCCGTGGTGGGTGAGGAACAGAGTCAGCCGGTCCACCGTATCCCGGGTCATGTCGATCCCGGAAGGGTCGTGGTCGCCCAGGTGGATAATGGTAGGTGTCTGCCCTCGGCGCAGGTGCCTGATGAGGCGTTGGGCGCCCACCCACATCCCGGTCTGGGAGTTGTATCCCAGGCAGGCATAGTAGGGCACGTCGAGGGGGTCGCAGGCGTGCTGGACGATTTCAATAAGACTTTCTTTTTCAACCCAGACTTCGATGCGTTGGGGTTGGGTGGCCCACTTGTCCCGACGGTAGCCGTAGACGCAGGCGTCGATGATCTCCGTTGGGCTGTTCCAGTGGGGGCGCTGCGGGGTGCCCGCACCCCGCAGTCCTCGGCGACGGTCTTCAATGGCGTCCCAGTCAACCAAGCCGGCCAAGCGGGCGTCCGAGATGAGGTTCCCCAGGTTGGAGTACTCCCGTTGGGAGTTGGGGATGAGGTCGCGGCTCACAAACTGGTAGAAAAGTTGGCGGAGAGTAAGTGAAAAACCCTTGGCTAAGTACTCCTCGATGATGCTGTTGGCCCACTCGATCTTCGCCCGGGAGGACTCCCGGAATCGTTTGGGGGTGTAGCAGATTTTCGCCATGCGGCCTCCTTCGCTTGCGGAGTGGTCGTTTACTGGCTTTTACCTCTGAATTCAATGTTTTCCTGGCTCACGAAGAACAGGGTCATATCCCGGACCTCGTAGTTCCAGCGGGCTCTTGCCCAATAGCGAAAGACGACGTACTCCATGTCTACTATCGCTCGGATGTGCAGCAATCGACCTTGGGTGTGATAGTAACGAAGAAACAGCTTCGTCCCGGGGACGATTTTTGCTGCTATGGGGCCCTTGAGGAACTTGTGATACTCCGCAAGTGCGCTGCTCATGCGAGCTCCAGCTGGACTCCTACCCACTCCCAGTATCCCAGGCGGGTGTTGCCGGCCGCGACCTCATCTTGCCAGTCGCCAACAGGGTGGTCGGGGTAGTGCCCCCAAAAACCCCCGTGCTCCTTGTGGGGAGGAGAGACCACTCTACGCAGTGCGGTCTGCACGTCCCGGGTGACGGGCCCGTGCAAGGTGCAGAACTGGTCCTGGGGGTGGAACTCCACAACGTGGGGGATCTCCCCCTCGCAGTCGTCCTGGTTGCTCACAAAGAAATCGTACTCCTCTCCGCCCACTACGAGGGAGCAACGGAGCTTGCCGGTGCTGTCGTACCATGGCATGGCGATGGTGAATTCAGTATTCATTGGTCCTCCTCAGTTGGTTCGTCGCCCCTGCGGTACCACCACAGGGGCTCGACCTCGATGCCCAGTGTTTTTTTGAGCACGAAGGCCATTGGGTTTCCGAAGGCGACGGTGACGAAGTCCCGGTACTCCCCGCACACTTTGCAGTGCACGGTCAACCCGGAGTACGGGGGGTCTTCGCGCACCACTGTGTGCCCGCAGGTCAGTTCGTAGTCCCACAGGGGGCACTTCGAGCACATGGGCTACTCCCGTTTCTTTGCCTCTTCCCGCACTTCTTGGAAGATGGCCTCCCTTTCTGCCAAGTAGCCGGCGTAGTCGATGCCGAGGAAATCAGCAATGAATTCTTCCGGCTTGAGGCGAATGGGGACGAACGTTGGTATGGTGGGCCCAACCCACAGCCCGTCTTCGTCGACGCAGTCGGGGTCATCTGCGTATTCCGGGTCAGGAGCGTCCTCGACGTACTTGCAGAAAACCCACCCTTTCCCCTCCGTTATCCAATCATAGAACTCCTGAGCGAGGTCTCTTTTCACCTTGTTCGCCAGGAGCTTGTCCAGCTCCGGTGTTGGTTTTGCCATTACTCCTCCTTGCAGGCCGTCGCCATCCATCCGGCGTACTTGTCTCTTATTCTGTATGCCTTGGTTCGGGAACCAACCACCAACTCGAGTTGGCACTTGGTTCCAGCTTTGGTGAGGCGGGGCCCTCCCGGTAGCTGGTCGGGGAATTTCGTTCCCCGCAGGCACACCGAGTGGGCTCCCTTGACTGTGCTGGTGACGAACACCCGTACAGGCTTCTTGGTGTGGTGTAGCAACCACAGGAAATCTTTCTTCAGCATGGGATTACCTGTACCCCTCCCCGAGGCCCGAAACGAATGATGCGGTCTGGGTACCAGTAGGGGTCATCCAAATGAGGCTTGTCGAAGAATAGCTGCATTTCAGCGCCGTGCCCATACTCATAAGCACTTGCGCCGGCGTCGACGCAAGGGCACCGACTCCGCGTGACGGGGTCCCACCCGTCTCCGCGACACTCGAAGATCTCCCGGGCGCCGGTGATGCTGGGAAACTCTTCAAGGTCGCTCCTCTCAGGGGTTGCATAGCTGCTCCCCCCGTACCACAACCCCCAGACTTTCATTCTTTCCCCCTTCGCTAGCCCCTCTTCTTGGCCGCTTCATCGAGTTCGTCCCACCGAGGGTCGTCAGTGAGCACCAGCACCTTAGCGAACGCCATGTAGGCCATAGATAATTCTCGGGCTATTCGTGCCCGTTTGTCAATAGGCTCGTCTGGGTCGCTGATGGTGTCCCTCAGTCCTTGGGTGTCGACCAGGGAGGGAAGTGGGGGAGCGCCTCCCCGCTGTTTGAGCCACTGGCGTTTCCGCCGAGTGACTAAGGAATTGCCCTTTGCCCCGCAGGTTTCGCAGTAGTATTTCCCCTTAGGATCTGCTTCCTCCTCCTCGTAGAAGGTTCCGTCCACTCCCGTCCACTCGGTTATGGTGTGGACGTCGCCGTGTCCGTCTGTAGCTACAAGAGCAATCCCCACCGAACGAGGGACGTTGGTGTTATGGTAGACTTCCGTGCTCCCGCAGAAAGGGCAGCGGGGAATGAGGCTTTGCTCTTCGGCGATCTTCTGTGCCTCGCTTTTGTCTTCGTCAATCATTGAGGTCCTCCAGGTACTTGATGGACTCCTCCAGCCACTCCCGTTCGTCTTCCCCCTGCTGCTCGAAGTAGGCGGAGATAGCCGCATCTTTGTCTTTTGGGGCTTCCTCTCGGGGGCTCCCCATGACGTCTTCCCAGTCCTCCATTGCATACTCGTGCAGACGGTTGGTCATACCATCTTCGGTAGCAGTGATGAAAACGGTGGGGGAGTCCCCCAGATAGGTGATGACGGCCACGTGGACCCGGGGCGTTTCCCCCAAGGCTGCCACGGCCAGTACGTGTGCGTCGTCGAGATCCTGCCAATCGACAGAACCCCCCGACTTTTCCCCGTTCTTGTACGCCTGAACGAGGGCTTTGCATGCGTCAACTAGCTTCTTCATGTCTGGAATACCTCCGTTCTAGATTCCATCAGCGGCGGACACTTTCGGCTTCAGCAAACTTGTCCAGGGGGGGGTGTTCCTCGTCGTAGCGAACGCCGTCTGTAGCTTCAAATGAGTCGTCGAGCCTTGCCCCACACCCCGTCACCGGGGGAAGGCAGGCACTCGTTGGGGGCGATGTGGAGTTGCCAGTGGTAATCCAGATTCCCTTTGTCTATGCCAATCAGGCGAGCGTCCGTGACTCGGTCCGGGTGAGCGTCCCCCGGCCGGATGCACGTTACTTCTCCGCCGCAGTGATTGGCTACGGTCTGCGCAATGTCCCGGAGGAACCGAGTGTACCGGTCGCGGTCCATCCCCTCCCCTCGGCTGGCGGGGTCGCAGATGAGGTCCGCTACCAGCGCGGCAAGCTCTGTTTCGGTGATGATTTTCGGCATTATGTTGGTCCTCCGCCCTTCTTGAAGGCGCCCGTTGGGCATTCCCATGGGTCCGTAGTGATGGGGTGATTGTACTGGTGACTGCGCCCGGCTTCTATGGCCCAGGCTGCCGAGTGGGGGAGCCACCTGAGGTAGCTGGTTCCCCTATCAGCGAGTTCGGGAAGGGTCGTCCCGTCGCGCAGTGTATGCCGCAATGCCACTTCGTACTCGGCAATTTCAGCAAACTGTTCCGGGAAGAGTTCCCGTACGGTGGCCCACTGGTCTGGGTTGCCGAAGATGCAGGCAGCGCAAGACAGCCGGCCGAAGCCCAGGTGGTACGCCGGATGGGGGTTGACCCCATAGTTCTTGATGGTGTCCCACACTTGCTTCTCAGGAAAGTCGATGACCGGCCGCCAGTGAGTGATGATTCGCTTCCTGGTGGAGGCCCGATCGTTTTCCGCTTCCAAGTACTTGGCCCGACCAGGGGATTCCTCTCGCCTCTCTCCGGTGACGAACAGGAAGAACCCCCGTGCGAAGGTTGGGTCGTTGGCGAAGATTTTGTCGCCCACGTCGATTTTGAGGTAGGCTGAGCACCAGCGCCGGGTCAGGTCGGCAGCGATGGCCGGGAACCGTCGCCTGGTGCCCTTGGGGCCCTTCCCGCCTGTGCGGGCGATGCCGCCCCCAACCAACTCCAAAGAGGTGGGGGCAGTGGGCTCATTGTCTCGTAGTAGCTCCCTGCGAAAGCCCCCTTCCTTCCACGAGAAGTAGAGGTCGATTTCCAGCTGCTCAGCGGCGGCGCAGCAGTAGTCGGACGTGCAGGGCCAATCAAAGAAGGGGGTGGCCCCGCCCTCCACGTCGTGGTGCCACAGGTACATTTGCTCTGGCGGGCACCCGAGGTCCAGCAACTTCATCGTGCTGGCTTGGGAGTCCTTCCCACCGCTAAAAGCGATGATGACTTTGTCGTAAGCCGAGAAGTCCCCAGCCTTGGCTCGGTTCAGCTCACGCAGTTGCTTTTGAGACAGCTCCATGTTCCGGCTTGCCATAGGCACCCTCCAGTAAGCAAGCAGCAACTCCTCCACACGAGCACCTTGCCCAGGCTTGGCGTTGTCTGCGGTGAGGTTGGTGATTGGCTCTGAATCTCATGATTTCCTTCTAACTTCTTGGAGCCCCCGGAGGAACTGCGTACGGGTTACCCGAGTCATATTTACGGGGTGCTCTACACCCCATATTCCTACCGCTGGGCAGTTCCGGGACCACGTTTGCACCACCCGGAACTCCGGGTCCGGTAATTCGGGGGCGCCAGTCAACCCCCGAAGTTCGAAGACCTCGCCGTAAACCATGTAGGGTCCGTCCTCCCCCTCCACCTGACGCATGTAGAATGCCCCCGGCGGGCAGTTCGGGGGTGCTCCCTCCTTGGTTGTCACGGAGATCCGGCGTTCTTCTCTTTGGTAGGTCGTCACCGAAACCCGCAGGTAGGAGAATTCCTCGACAATGGCAGTAGCGATGCCCTGAGCAAGCTCGTTTGGGTCGCCGAGGAGTTCTAGGCAGGTTGTTTCAAAGGAGCTCTTCTGCCTTTCTTTGTCCCAGTTTTCCCCTTCTATGCCTTGGACTTTGCCTGCCAGAAGTCGGACTTGCTCGTGGACGTATCGTTGTGGTACCCCGCTTACCTCCACTAAGAACCAGTAGTTGCTGCGCATTTAACCCTCCATAAAAATAGCCTATTTTGGGAGTGAGGGCAATTCCCTCCTCCCATTTCTCTTATAGCAGATGGGGCGAAAGTTTTGAGTTGCGCACGGGGGAGTAATAGTGTAAAACTTAAATGAATTGGGGGAGTCATGGCCCGGTCCGACAACGTGAAAATTACTAGGACACTCGTAGGGGAGCGGGCAAAAAAGAGGGGGAAACGTCGCCCCTCTAAGAAAGGCCCTGTACTTGTGAGGGGGCCTGGGGGCCGCCCATTGGTTTCGCCCAATCATCGGGGGGGCCCCTCCCCTTGTGAAGCGAAGACACCGGTACGGCATGGGGGGGTTGTTAAGCGCAGCCCCCCCTCCCCGTTCGTTGCAGGTGGAGCAGCAGTGGCCCAGAAAAAGCCCTTGGACACAAGTTCTGGTAGACCTCGGGCAGCTGCGGATGTCGAAGTTACTCTGAGCGAACTCTCGGCACTCCCCCTGAGCTTGGGTACTACGGGGAGGGCCCTACTGGTTTATCATAGGCCGGAAGAGGTCTTCCACAATATTGCTCGTCATATGGCGGCTAACTTTCCCCCTTCATGGCATGTGGAAATAGTGCCGTCGGCGGCAATTCCGGATTTGCGGGGGTACGAGGTAGTTACGTTAATCCGTTGGCGGGCAGCAAGCAACGTCCTTCCCCTGCTCCCAAAAGAGGCCGTTTTGGTCCTTTGCGTGTACAGCCATTATCTGTGGAAGCGGCACCGAACTGAGTTCGACACAGCAGTTGAGCGGGCGGACATCATCACGGGGGCAAGTCAGCTGCTGGTGGAGGAATTGCGCGAGGTGTTGGGGCGGCCTATTGAGTACATGTCTGATGGGGTAGATGCACGAATGTTTACCCCTTCAGTTAATCGGCTGAAGTCTCCCGTTCTTCGGGTTGGTTGGGCAGGGAACTCCAAAGTGGCGCGAGGAGTAAAGAACTTACAGAAATTAGAGGAGGCGGCAGCGCAAGTTTCAGGGGTGGAGCTAGTCGTCGCCGACATCGCGCGAAAGAGGATTCCCTACGTAGCCATGCCTGAGTGGTACCGAGGACTTTCAGCCATTGTCTGTGTTTCCACCAGCGAAGGAACCCCCAACCCGATCATGGAGGGGGCGGCTTCGGGGCTGCCTTACATTTCAACTCCCGTAGGTTTAGTCCCGGAGATCCACGCCTGCTCCCAGGGGGGCGTGCTCATTTTGGAGGATTCAGTGGCGGGCATTGTCGAGGCCTTGGAGACATTCAAGGCGTGCGCTGCCCTGCACCGGAAGTGGGGACGGAAAAACCGCGAAGTAATGCAGCGGTCCTGGAGTTGGGCCAGCCGGTTCCACGGCCTCGTTGAGCGCATTGGGAGGATTTGTGATTTACGCCGGAGTATATCGTCGGGAGGGTGACCCTCGGGCGATGGTGTCGGTTTGTCGTCACCGGTATGGAAGAGGGGCCCCGCTCCTTTATGAGGAGGGTACGGAGATGGCCTTGGCCGCTACGCTCCCCCCCACTGTTTCCAGCGGGCCCTTGTCCCTGGGCGACGCTACTGTTTTCTTCTCCGGCTATTTACAAAATCGGGAAGCCCTTATTGCCACCCACGTTCCTCACAAGAAGGGGGCCGGCGACGCAGAAGTAGTGCGGGCGTTGGTTGAAGGAATGGGGGTGTACCTGACGGTGTCTGCGTTGCGTGGGTTGTTCGCCCTGGTAGTGCAAACCTTCGAAGGGCTGTGGTTGGCAGTTGACCCAGCGTGGGGCAGTGTTCTCTATTACCATGTCGACAAGAAGGGAGGTGTGCTCTTTGCCAACAAGATTAGCTCCTTGTTGACTTTGGTGCCCGCCGTTCCCCATATTACCCAGGATTTATGGACTTTCGAATTCCCCGTTGCTGCTGCAACGATGTTTGAAGGTATCCACCAGGTCCCCGCGCAGCACATTGTTCACTTCGCTTGGGGGTCAACGACGCCGGCGGCTATCCGGTACTGGCACCCGCGTGTCCCCCTTGTGCAGGGCTCCCCCACGCAAAGTGTGGTTGCTTTTGAGCAGTTGCTGCGCCAGTCGGCGGAGACTTGCCGCCGGGACAACCAGGGCTTCACCGTTTCAGGGGGACTGGACTCGGCGGTCTTGGCTGCGCTGATGCGCCCAGAACAGGTCATTGTCAACACCTACGAAGGGTACGGGGATGCCTTCGACGAGCTTGAGTACGCCCTTGCGGTGGCTGCCTCCATTGGGGCCGGAGTTCACTACGTCCGCCCCACGGCAGATGATTTCAGGAAGTACTTCCCGGAAATCATTCGGAACCTTGAGGGCATCGTTGCCACTTTCTCCCCTATCTCCAATTTCATGATGGCAAAGAAGACGCAGGAGTTGGGCTTCTCTTCCTGCGTTTTTGGCCATGGGCCGGATGAGCTCCTCAGTGGGTACATTCGGCATTTGCTTATCATGTACGGGGCGCAGCATGCGGGTGAGGGGGACTTGACGGAGCAGTTCCTTGGTGCCACTTCTTGCCATGCCTACCGGCCGTTGGCTGAGTACTTATGGGCAACTCCAGAGTTGGCTGAAGCGTCGCCGCTGGAGCAGCACCTCCGAGTTACGGATCGTTCCCCTACTAGTGGACGGGAGCAGCGAGAGCAGGTGACTAGGTACTTCAATGAGTTCCCGCAGCTCCCCAATTCACTCGGCAACGTAGAGTTTAACCTTACCTACCCCGCGCAGATGCACATGGGCGCGAGCGACGCCACCGCATTTGGGCTGGAGGCGTTCTGCCCCTACTTGGACCCCAACGTCATGCAGTTCTGTTTCTCTGTCCCGCACTTGAAGTTGGTTGAGGGGCAGACTAAGTGGATTCTGCGCGAGGTTGGTCGGCGAATCGGGGTCCCCTCCTCAGTCACGGAGCGGGCGGACAAAAAAGGGTTGGTGGTGCCGGCCACTCGTTGGCTTCAGGGGCCACTTACGGAGTGGGCGGACGAGTTGGTTCGAGGCTTGCGCAGGCGCCTCCCGCACGACCCTAACGTGCACACTAAATTGAGACGGGGGGAATTCGACCGTCAGCTGTACAAGTTGGTTTCGCTGGAGTTATGGTTTCGGGAGTTTATCGACTGATGCGGATTTGCTATGTGTGGAACCAACCGCCTGGTTACGGGGGCGCCTCTACTGAGGCGTACGAGACAGTGAAGCGTTTGCGGCAATTGGGGTGCGGGGTGCTGGGGGTAGCTATTGACCACTGCGGCAAATGCCGGCATCTGGGCCTTCCTTACGACATCACCGGCAACTGGAGCGACCCCGACCGGATCGGGGGAATTCGGGCTACAGGGTGGTGCCAACGGGATGACCCAGCCCTTCTTGCGGGTGATTTCGATGTGATGGTAGGGAAGAACTACGATGCGCCTTGGGTGCTGCGGAAACGCACCGACGTACCCAAAGTGTACCTGACGTCGGGAGTAGACTTCATCTCGCGCTCAGGCAAGCCCTACCACCAAGTCCAGGAGCCCCCGCCTGAGGGCAACAACGACTTCGTAGCGTTTGGGAGTGCCGACCACGTACTTGTTCACAGCACCATCGATTTGGCCTACTACCGTAAATATTTCCCGGCGAAGTTGGTAGCCAAGATCCACCGGGACTCGGTTATTTACACTCCGGATATTGCTGTGCCTCCCATCAACAGTGAATGGGCCCGCCCCTACCGGGAGCGTCAGTTCGGTTTGTGCTTCTCCGCCTCGGATTGGGGGCGGAGGATGAAAAACCGGGGGCTGCTGGAGGCGGTCGCTCGGCGGTTTCCTCAAGTGCGCATCGCCGTATGCGGTGACCGGCTGAACCTGCCCTTGCCCAACGTCATTGACTTCGGGTTGGTCGACCACGCTACCATGTTGACGCTTTTGGGCAACTCGCGAGTAGTAGTCATCCCTTCCATGTACGACCCTTCCCCCAATTTGTACGCCGAGGCGGCCAAGTTGGGGTGCAACGTAGTAGTCTCAACCAATGTGGGGAACATAGATAAGCACCCTCCCCCGTTGTGTTGCCCGGATTTGTCAATTGAGACGTTTGCAGCAGCAATCACCCATGCACTCGCTGAGAAGCAGCAGCTGCGCTATCGTAAGGTGGACCCGATGGGGGCAGCAGAAGCTCTCCTCGCTTGTCTTCGCAGCGTGTGCCAATCGAAAAGGAGAAAGACATGGTTATCAAAGTCAACATGCCTGAGTACCTCCCCGAGGTTCTCGCTGAGATGACGCAAAAGCGAGCAGGCACCACCTGCATCGCAGTCACTGAGGAGCCTGGGCCCCTGGCCACCCTGTTGGGGGAACGCTACGGGGTAGCCTTCTTGCTGCCCAGCACCGACCCCGAAGCACTTGACAATTTCGATTCGTTGTGGTCCGCCGCTCGGAACCTGCTCACTGTGCACAGTCGTAAGGTCAACCGGGGCTTTCGAGACATCACGGCGGCCCTTTTCGATGCGCAGCCGAACATGATTCACAGCTTAGGCATCCTCAATTTCTATATGGACCTTTACGAGGCGAAGATGGGGAAACTGCCCAAAACCGTTCTCGAGCTTGGTTTCGGCGATAGCCCGGTAGGGTCAATGCTCGCTTGCAACATGTGGGGGGCGGAGTACGCCGGCGTCACCGCGGTGAGGGAGGTCGATCCTGAGCTCCGTGAGGTGGAGCGGGAGGTACTGGCCAAGCTCAACCTTGCCTCTTTCATAGAGAAGGCCGAGCGGCGAGTTGCTCGGGACTACCGTTTGGGCGAAGGGGGGAAGTTCCCCTTGCGGCGGAAGAAGTACGATCTCATCTTTGCGCACGTAGTCCTGGAGCACGTGGAAAACATGCAAGGCTTCCTGGGTGAAGTGCGGAGGTTGCTCAAGAAGGGTGGGCAGTTCATTGCTTACACCGATTTGTCCGGTCATGGCATTTCCGGAGATCCGCACCCGCTTCACTTCTTGACCATGACGCAGGAAGAGTGGGAGGCTGCGCAAGTTGGCTACTTGGACCATCATGGGTACCTCCCCTGCCGCCGGGAGCGGGCGCCTTGGTACGTGGCACAAGTGAAGCAGGCCGGAATGCAGGTCGAGTTCGAGGTGCGGAACCGTACCGAGCTCCCGGAGAACTCCCAGGTAACGGGGGAGGACGCCGACGTAACCGAGCTGATCACCTACGGTTCTGTGTAGAGGGGCGAAATGGCCGAGTACCCGCACATGTTGCGCACCGAGCAATTGGCGCAAGAGGCCGTTAATGTTGTGCTAACTACCGGGTGCAACCTCACTTGCCGCATGTGCGGGTCTCAGCACACCAAGGAGAAAAAAAAGCTCGAGTGGATGCCCTTTGCCGTGTGGCAGGCGCTGATTGACCAGCTCCCGCCTTATCGGACCATCGAGATCAATTCGGAGGGGGAGCACACTACCCACCCCGACTTCTTGAAGATGCTGGACTACCTCAATATGAATGGGAAGTTTGCCTTGAAGTTGAACACCAACGGGATGTGGCGCTTCCCAGCTCAGGAACTGTGGCCGTTGTTGAATCGCAACACCTACTCGTTGTCCTTTTCAATGGACGGGCTCAAGGACAACTTTGAGCGGCTGCGTACCGGGGCTAAGTTCGACGTAGTCTTGGAGAACGTCCGAGAGGCTATTAGCACACTGAGTAGGTGGAACTACGTTGGGCTTTCCTACATGGCTACGGCCCGCAATATGGGGGACGTGATCCCCTTGTTGCGGTTGCTGCCGGGGATTCGGTGGATTTTCCTCAACACGTTGCATGTCTGCACTGAGGAGATGGTCGGAGAGAGCCTGTACGGGTTACGCGAGGAGTACCAGCAATGCTTGGAAGAAACCCAGGCTTACTGCGAAGGCCACGGCATCTCCTTCGGGGCAGTCCACGGGATTGGGGGTGAGTATGGCGCCTCCCCTGTGTGGGCTGTGCCTGGGTGTTCCTTCCCGAAGTACATGTACGTGCGCCCCACTGGGGATGTTTTTCCCTGCTGCAACAGGTACGACGCCTCGATTGGTAACGTGACTGAGAGCAGCTGGGAGGAAATCGTCAAGCAGGGACGGTACCGTTTCGATACTAGGAGCGCCAAGTGTGACCGGTGCTACGCTGCCAGGGGGGAGTGGCAATGGACGCACCACTTTATCAATGCGGAGTACTACAAGTTGTGGGAGAACCTCGGGTAAGGCTCGCTCGGCGCAATTTGGCTTGCGCACGCACGCACATGGACCGGTGTATGTTCAACTATGGGGTCGACCTGGTAGGTCAGCCTTGGGGGGCGGTGTACAATCTAGTGCATAACTTGTGGGTGCCTTCAGCGCAATACGCCTTCCTTGCCTTTATCATGGGGTACGTGCGGCACAACATTAAGCTTGGCATTCCGGAGGACGACTGGCATCAGCATTTCGACCTGGCTAAGCTGTTCCGGGGGGAGGACGTCGCCGCATGTGCCGGGTACTGTTTGGCTCTGCGTTACCTGGGGGCAACTATCGGGTATTTTTCCCGCTACGTCCACATTGCAAATGCGGCAGGAGTGCAGCACACAGTTGTGGAGTTTTTACTGAAGGGGGGCTACGTGTTTTTCGACCCCCTGTTTGGCTTTGCTTCGCGAGGGCTGAAGTCGGTTGCTGACTTGATTGCAGACCCTGCTGAGGTTATTGCCTGGGAGCAGGCAGGCGGGCCCTACTCGGCCAGGTACGGAGAGTCAGGAGCTGCCTATCTGCACACGTTGGTCGATTAGGAGATTTTTGGCTGATGGATACGCCTATAGAGTGTGTAACAGGGGCTTGTGGGTTGGACCAGTTCACTCAGTGGTTCGAGCGGACCTATGGCGGTACCCTCTTCCTCACCAGTGTAGAGGAGTGGGCGGCGGTCCCCCGTAGTTTGCAGGAATTGTTAGGCACTTACCGAGTAATTCCGGTGGTTCTAACAGATAAGGGTACCCCTCTTGAGTGCACTCCCTGTGTGGGGCGTTTCCTGGTACGGCGAGTTGCCCAGGCTCGGGGGTGGTACGCTGATATTGCAGCAGTGGAGGGCCTTGTTGCCCGAACGGTACTGCGAGGGGCGGACACCAGCGGGAGCCCGCTCCACAATATGGCGGGGGTAGCTCAGCAATTCAGGTGGTACCGAAAGTTGCGGGGCCACGACCCTCGAGACGTGTTCGAGATGGGGTTCGGCCCGGACCATCACGGGCAATTGCTTGCGTGCGGTATGCGGGGGGCCGTTTTCAGTGGGGCCACGTTAGACGAGGGCCCCCAGACGAATTTGCAAGCGTTGGTTTCCCTACTTACTCGTTTTGTTGATGTTCCCGACCTATCGCCTGCTTTGGGGTGCGTTCGTTACGCTACTCGAGTAGAGGACTTTCCGGGGGAGTCGTGTTTTGACTTGGTGTATTCCGTAGTGACGTTGGAGCACGTCCCTAATCCAGCTGCTTGCGTGCAACGTATGTACGACTTACTTCGTCCGGGAGCGCTGCTCTTGGCAACTATCGGTATCGACGGGCACGGTTTAGGCGAAGGGCCGCTGGATTTCTTGACCTGGTCGGAAGAAGACTATCGCCGAGCAGTGGGGGACAATTGCGTAGGTTACCCACAGAATCGGTTGCGGGCGCACGAATGGGAGAGGTTGTTCCGGGATGTCGGCTTGGCCAATGTGGCGATGACAACGACCAATCATGTTGCTGTCCCTGACTCGGTTGCTGCGTTGTATCCGGAAGGTACTTTGCTTTCCCCCTTGTCGGTGCAACTTAGTGGGGACAAACCATGATTGGGGTCATTGGCAGTTGCCGGGTGGCCACCCCCTTAGCTTGGGGAGGGGAGGGTTTCCCCCGCCCAACTAAATTGCATAGCTTCGCTGACCTGTACGGTCTGACCCACACTTCGGGTGAGGCAGCCCAACTCGTCGGCTACGTCGTCGGCGAGGTTAGGATTCCCTGCGAGTTGCGGGATCTCATCTTGCAGCATCCCCAGGAGCCCGTCCCCGTTCCCAAATTGGCTGTGGCGGTAGTGGAAATCAGCACCTTCCGGCAGGCCGAACTGGGACGGTACGTGCTGCACCGGTGGTGTGTCAAGGAGCAGGTGCTGGACAAGTACCAAATGAGCTGGGACGGCGATCATTTAGTAGGGGGCAACGGGGGGGCGCCCCCGTTGGTTGGGGGGATACACCGGAGGTTCTTGGACGTCAACGACATTAATCGGGACCTTTCGGTTCTGCGTCGGTTATTGGGGTGCCCCTTGCTGGTGGTGTCGCACTTCAACGCTGACTTTGCCCCCTTCGGCAATCCCGGGAGGAGCCGAAGGAGGGACGTCCTCCTTGCGTTGCTGCGGTCTTGCCGTGTAGAGGGGGTGCGGGTAGTGGACCCGTCGCTACTACTCCCTGCTGACTTGGCGCAGGCGTTGGTGAGCCCTACGCACTACAGCGACGACTTCGTACCAGTAGTAGGGGAATGGTTGCGGGCAGAGGCTGCGCAAATAATTAAGGATGGAGCTGAGTGATGGGGGTTTTCCAGATACTTGGGTCGTCACCGGTAGCCGCATTTGTGAACCAGACCCTGGTGAACTTCCCTTACTCGCACGACGTCCCTCCGGCAACGTTGTCGGCAACTGAGCAATGGGCGTTGCTGCGCTTCCTGGCAACGCGAGTGAAAGCCTATGTGCGCTGGGCGGAGACCCCTGAAGTGGGGGCGTTGAGTTCACTACACGCGCGTGTGGCGGGGCTGCGGTTAGTTCAGTAATTGACGGAGGTAGTGATGCAGATAGCACTGGTAGGAACCGGGTACGTAGGCTTGGTCGCTGCGGTTGGCTTTGCAGAAAAGGGCCACAGCGTTGTCGGCGTCGACAGCAACGCCGCCGTGGTGGAAAATTTGACGCGGGGAGTACCTCACATTTACGAGCCTGGCTTGGAGCAGCGCTTGGGTAGGGCGTTGGCCACAGGGAACCTTCGATTTACAACCGACTTGCACGACGCGGTTAAGGTGTCCGAGGTGCTGTTCATTGCTGTGGGTACCCCCTCCGATGTCGACGGCTCGGCGGACCTTTCCAACGTCCTCGCGGTAGCGCAGCAGGTCGGGGAGGTTGTGTCCAAGGGCCAAATAGTGGTCTTGAAGAGCACCGTGCCGGTCGGCACCAACGCCCGAGTTACGGCGATTATCCGCGCGGCTGCCGGGGAGGCCATCGAGGTGGTCTCCAATCCCGAGTTTCTCAAGGAGGGCACGGCGGTTGCGGACTTCTTGAATCCGGACCGCGTCGTCATCGGCTCGAGTTGCCCCGTTACCCAGGCAGTAATGAGGACGCTCTACGCCCCCTTTTACCGGCGCACCGGCCGTATCTTGTTCATGGACGCAGTGAGTGCCGAGATTACCAAGTACGGAGCCAACGCTATGTTGGCTACGCGAATCTCCTTCATGAATGAGATGGCCGACTTGTGCGCTGCGGTAGGCGGCGATGTCGACGCCGTCCGCCGAGGGATGGGGGCGGACGCCCGCATCGGGGACCGTTTCCTGTTCGCCGGCGCCGGGTACGGTGGTTCCTGTTTTCCCAAGGACGTGCGTGCCTTGCTGCGCATGGCCAACGAGCTCGATATTCCTCTACGCATAGCGCACAGTGTCGATGAAGTAAACACCCAGCAACGTCAATTGGTAGGGCGCTCACTTATCAGCTACTTCAAGGACCGGGGTGGGCTTGCAGGGAAGCGGGTGGCCGTGTGGGGGCTGGCTTTCAAACCGAACACCGACGACATGAGGGAAGCCCCCGCACGGGAGCTGTTGGTCCAGTTGTTGGCGCAGGGGGCTGAAGTTGTTGCGTACGACCCGGCGGCGATGCCCAAAGCACAGGAGCTTTTTCCTACGGGGGTCACCTTTGCGGGTGACCTGTACGCTGCGGTGGCGGGGGCGGATGCGCTGGCCATTATGACCGAGTGGGGGATGTTCCAGGGGGCGGACTTAGGTGCAGTTCAGGAGGCCATGAACACCCCGGTGATCTTCGACGGCCGCAACTTGTTCCGCCTGGAGGAAATGAGGGCGGCGGGATTCACCTATTGGTCCATCGGTCGCCCATTAGTGGGCTGACGGGGGTGCCATGCAACGACGGCGGCCGCGCAGGCGGCGGGGACCAGTGGTAGTTTTGCCCCCTTCAGGGCAGCCCCGGGTTGTGCGCCGCCCCCGCCCCGTCATCAACGGACCCGATTACATTACCCAACCGCAGCCGCACGGAGTGATGCGGGGGAGCGCCCGCCCTACTTCGGTCCCCCGCCGCATGAAGGCCCTTTTTTTCGTCCTCCATGTAGGATACGTGCGGGCAACTTTGGCCTACATGACCGCTTTGCACATGGGCATTCTGGACGACCTCCATTGGGAGTGGTCGTTGTGCGAAGACCCCGAGTTGCCGGAAGAAGAGTTGCGCAGCTACGACCTCATCCTCCTATGGCCGCACGGGTGGGAGGCGTGCGACGAGCCTTGGCCTTTCTGGGAACGCTCTCGGCGTTTGCTGGCCCGGGCTCGGGAGTTGAAAATCCCGGTGTTCAGTGGGATACCCACAAAGGCGTGCGGGCATCACGCTTCTTTACAGCAGTGGGCGGAGGCGGGCATCAAGTGCCCCCAGTCCCAGCGG